GGCCTTCAACCAGTGGCTGGATGAGCGCATGCCATCTGAATACCGCCGCATGATCGTGCTGATGGGAATGCGTGGGGCCGAGTCAGCCCAGCGCTCCAGCAACTATGGTGGTCTTTCCCCGGACGATGAATTTTCTCTGCGGGACCTCAACCCAAAGAAGGTCCGGGCACGGCACCGCCACGTGCGCGTGCGGCTCCCCATCGTGGATAAAACTACCTCCTGGGTGTTTGAATATCTTCGCAAGGCAGGGGAGAAGGTCAACCCCCTCTACGCAATGGGCCACAAGCGCGTGGGCTGCTACCCTTGCATCCTCGCAGGAAAGCATGACTACCGGCTCGCGGCCCGGGACCCGGTGGGCCGGGAAACTGTCATAAAGCTCCGGGACTTCCGCGTGATGGTGTCCGTGATAAAAGACATCGCACAGGATGTCCTCATTTCGCACGACCTGGACGCCATCCTCGACGAACACGACGCAGACCCCTTCGGCTTCCGCACGCTGAAGGAAAACAATGACGACCAATTTGCTGGTGGCTGCCAGTGGTGCGAAGTTTTGCAAGGAGGCTAGAACAAATGAGCGCCAAGGTCTTCAAGTTCACGGCACCGCATCCCCAGCCACCGGAGCTTCTGGCGGCGCAATGCATCGTCTTCCCCGATGGCCGCACGATGATCGTGGAATACGGCGGTGCCGCCCTCCAGACGATTGTGGAGCGCTGGTGGCGCAGCCTGGGCCCCGAGGCTCAGCGCAAGGTCGAGGCCTATGCACTGATTCCTCTCATCGGCATCATCCGCATGGAGCGCGAGGTCTTCGCCGCGCTGCCGGTCGAGGACTGGATGCGGCCTCTGCTGGAGGGGCTGTGACTCAACGAAGCATCTGGGCCGAAGACGAGGAGCCCACACCCAGGCCGCGCAAAGCTGACTGCGCTGCGGCCGATCTGCTGCAAGACGTCGCAGCGCTGTTGCAGTTCCAGCACACCGAGGGCTCGTGGCATGCACGGCTCCGGAATCGCATGGCTTTCGGCCACGGCCGCACGCCGGAAGAGGCCATTAAGAACGCAAAAGGCGTATGACCCCGCTCGCTCTCCGCTTCAAAAACTTCCGCAGCTTCAAGGCGGAACAGATCTTCCACTTTCCCACCCAGCCCGGGCTCTATTTCATGCAGGGCCTCAACGAGGTGGAGCCCCGCCTGGGCGGCAACGGAGTTGGCAAGACCTCGATCTGGGAGGCGCTGACGTGGTGCCTCTATGGCATGACAAGCGACGGCCTCAAGGCCGGCGACATCTGCAACTGGGATGTCGCGAAGGGGGCCGAAGTCTGGTTCATCTTCATGTTGCCCAACGGAGAGCCCCAGGCGATTCGCCGCACCTGGGGGCCGAACTCATGGACGCTGCACGCCTGCTCCGATGACCTGGAGAGCCTTGACGAGAAAGTGAGCGACCTGACCAAGGACGCCACAAACCCCGTGCTTTCCCTGCTCCGCCTGGAATTGGACCCCTGGCTTCAGTGCGTGCTCATGGCACAGGGGCAGGCGATGTTCCTCGACCTGAAGCAAGACGCCCAGGCCTCGCTCTTCTCCTCGGTCATGGGCCTGGAGCGCTGGATCGAGTACAGTCAGAAAGCGAGCAAGAAGGCCAGCGCCCAGGATGCTGTGAGTCGTGAGCTGGAGCGCAGGTTGGCAGCTCTGGCCGGGGAGCTAGAGGGCGTCGAGGGCCTGGACTTCAAAAAGGGCGAGGCCGAGTGGAAGCGTGAGCAGGACCAGAAGATCTACGACCTCGACCAGGAGCACTTCGCCGGCATGCAGAAGCGCAAGAAGCTCAAGGCGGACCTCCAGGCAGCGGAGAGCTATCTGGAGGAGGCACGTGAGCGCCACAAAGCCGCAGTGCGGGGGAACGTTCGGGGGCACGATCTGGAGGTGATGGAGCGCGAGGCCCGCAGCTACCAAGATGTGGCGACGATCACCGAGCGCGAGATCGCCAAGGAGGGGGTCGCCCTGGACGCGATCGAGTCACATCTGCGGCAGTTGAAGGAGAACGTGGCCTGCCCCACCTGCGGCCACGCGCTTACTCCTGCGCACCGGGATCAGGAGCTGCGGAAGGCGCTGAAGGCGCGGGAGCAGACTGAGACCCTGATCGAGATGATGGAGGCCAACCTCAAGCGGCAGCAAGAGAAGGAAGCCACCTGCCGGGACCAGATCAAGGCCTTCCGGGAGGGGGTCGACCGCGCCCGCGTCCAGGTAGAGGAGGCGGAGCGTGCGCTCAGCAATGCGCGCCGCGCTTACGAGCTTCACGAGCGCGAGCTCGACCGGATTGAAGACCGGAGTGAGGAACTCACCCGGGAGACCAACCCCTTCGCCAAACTGGCCCAGGACGCCCGCAGACGGGCCCAGGAGCTTCGTGACGAGGCCCGGCTATGCCAGGGCCGCCTAGACGCCTCGAACGAGCGCTACGGCCTCTTCAGCTACTGGGTCCGGGGCTTCAAGGAGATCCGGCTCCGCCAGATCGCCGAAGCCCTGACCGAGCTGGAGGTGGCGGTGAATTCCGCGGTTACCGAGCTGGGCCTCATCGACTGGGAGCTCAAGTTCGCGGTGGACAGGGAGGGGAAGGGCGGCGGCATTCAGCGCGGGTTCTCGGTCTTCGTTAAATCGCCCCATAACCCACAGCCGACCCCCTGGAAAGCCTGGAGCGGGGGTGAGAAGCAGCGGCTCCGCCTAGCGGCCGCCATGGGCCTCGCAGACCTTATCCGGAGCCGTACGGGCGCCGCGATGCCCCTGGAGGTCTGGGACGAGCCCACCAACGGCCTGAGCCCCGAGGGCTGGGCCGACCTCTTGGAGAGCCTTGCCGCGCGGGCCCAGCGTGAGGAGCGTCTCATCTTCATCACCGACCACAAGGCCCACGACTTCGGGGGCTTCGCCGGCAACGCCACCGTCATTAAGCGGCCCAGCGGGTCGAAGATCGTAACGAGCTGGAGCAAGGCATGAGCCACGCCCTTCAATGCGTCTGCGGCTGCCCGGGGTGCCCCATGCCGGCGGCCCACGTCAGGTTGCCGACGGCCTACAACGACGAGGAGAGCAACTGGGCCTTCCTCTGTTCGTGGCACGAGGAAGAGGCGCGCGAATACTGGGCCGAGCGCTGGGCCGACTACTACGCGGACGTTGCTTGCTATTACCCGTATAGCTAAGGCGACGAAAGACCTCTGGAGAACGACCTATGCGTAATTGGTGGAAAGCCCGGCGGCTGCGGCGGCTGCAAGAGCGACGCACTGTGCTCAAGAAGCGCAGCGAGCTCCTGCGGGCGATGATGAGCACACAAGGCAGCTTCTCTGCATGGTACTTCGACCGCTACGTCACGGCGGAGGAGAATCTGGCGCTCTTGGAGCGGCGCATCGTGGAGATCACAGGATGATCGCCCTTCAGCTCAATCCCCCGCTCCCCATGACCACGCCGAAGGGCGACGGCCTCGCCCACGTCATGCTGGATTACGGCCCCGAGCACAACCTCTACTGGGTGGTCTTCCAGCAGGACACCGGCGAGTGCTGGACCTGGGCCAATCCGCAGGTTCGCGCCCAGAAGAACATCACCGGGGGCCGCCTCAAGATCACGCCCATCACAAAGGAAAGCCTGGTCCCCGCACGCCATGTTTGCGTTTTTTGCAATCAGATCGTGCGGGAGGGGGAGCGCTGCCTCTCGCCCACGGAGGCCGGCCTCTGTGCCCTGAGAAAGAGCCGCGAGGGCAAGCGGTGAGGACCTACCTCTACCCCCTGCTCACCGACTACAAGGTCGGCGTCGTCATGCCGAAGGCTGGCATCAACGACGCACAGCTCGGTGAGATGAGCCGCCGCCTGGACCTCATCGGCAAAGCCCTCTCCGAGGAGGGCCGCATCCATGTTTATGTGCCGGGCTTCAACTTCGCTGACGCCGAGGCCTCGGTCGTGCGCAATGTGCGCAACATGCTGGAGCGCAAGGCGAGGGCCCACATCACCTACATCCCCTGTGGCGGAGACCATAAGGCCGGGGTCGCCAACCTGATTGTCTACGAGCTCGCCGAGGCCAAGCGCTGCGACGAGATCTGGTGCTTTCCGGCCGAGGGGCAACGCGGCTCCGCCGCCGCTCGGGTTGCCCAGGTGTGGCGGCTGGGGCAGGCACACGCCCGACACACCACCTTCAAACAGATACCCCCATGGGTGGAGGCCCCGCCACCGCCCGAAGCCCCTGGCAAAGCAACGAAAGGAAAGTCATGGAGAGACATGTGGAGCAAACGGAGCTTCCGTTGAACAAGCCCCGAATCCCCCTGGTTGACGAGGAGGCCCAGGAGCCGGCCCCGCTGGCGCGGGCCACCGCGGCTCGTCTGCTGGAGGAGGCCGAAGAGGAGGAGGAGCTGTTGCCCAGGCGGGCGCGCCTGGAAAATGCGGCGACTGCCAGCCCCGCCGATGTCGTCAAGGCGATGGCCCGGGCCTCGGAGAAGCAGCTCGCGGAGATCACCGAGAAGGGCCTGCCTGCCACGCAGAAGGTGGTCGACGGGCAGAGCCGTGTCCTCACGCCGGAGGAGATCAACGCGACCTACAACGCGCTGAAGGGGGAGTTCGCCAAGCATGGCCTCCCGCCCTTCAGCGAGGACCCGGAGCTTTACACCAACTGGAGCACGCGTGAGCCGCCCAGCATTACCGGCTTCTACGACGTGACCGACAGCCGCACGGGCACGCTCAACGAGCGCTGGTGGTTCGAGATGCATGCGGGCCCGATGCTCTGGCGACGCTGGATCAATGGCGTGGCACATGTCACGACTGCAACCCTCATGCACGACGAATTCATCGACCGCGGCTACGCATGGCGGGGCCTGCGCAAGATGCCTCAGCAGCCCTACCCGGTGCCTCCATACGACCCGCTGCTCTTGCCGAAAGAGGCTCCGCTTGCGGGCAAGTACGTGCTGCGCAAGGTGGAGCCCCTCTCGTGAGCGCAGTCCGCTATAGTTCAGCCGCTCTGGCGAGCGGCGCTATCGTCTCCATCCGCGAGGTGAAGGAGATTGTCCTGAGCGTCGCACCGGGGGAGCCCGATGACCCGAGGCGCGCCCGGAGCTTTCTGCTGTCCTGGTGGGAGAAGGAGCCACCCTGGGCTAGGGGTCAAGCGGGCTTCACTTCCATCCGGCGGCCCGGCGGCTGGTACTTCATCACCAAGAGGCTCGGCGCCGAAGGCCGCCTCTTGATCGTGGGCGACGGGGAGAGCGGGCCGCTCCTGAACGCTGACCAAAGCGAGCGGCTTTACACGGCTATGTTCGGGCCGCTCTATGCGGTCCGGCACCTGGAGGAAGCCAATGCCTGAGCATGAGAACACGCGCCTCCTTCGGCGCCTGACCCGGGCCGGAGCGCGGGTGATGCATGACAGCGACCAGCACGAGGTGTTGGCGATTCGGAGTGCGAAGCTGGGGGAGTTTGTGGCGGAAATGGAGCGCGAGGCTCTGCACCGCTTCTTCAGCCTTACAGCGGAAGCGATGGCTCAGGCGTTGCACCTGAATGCCACAAGAGGGGGCTATGTGCTGCGGGAATGGGTCACACAGCAACTCTTCGGGAGTTGCCGCGACCTGGAGGAGGTCGCGGCACTGATCGAGCGGCGAAGGGCGGACCAATCGGATCGGATGGAGCGCCTCCGCAGCTTGTTCAGGGGGTGAGGTTCCCCTGGTTCTTCAGGGCTTCCTGAGCCCGCTCGTATTGGATGTAGCACTGGTCCCGCTCGGACTTGATGGCGGCGGCGAGGGCAGCGTACCGCGTAAGAAGTTCTCCATCGTCTCGATAGAGATCAGCCCCTGTGCATCCGTGGTTTTCGGCGGGAGGTCCGGAAGGCTGCGGATGCACGTCGCCGGGTCTGGGGGGCTCTGGACGGAGGGGGCGCTGGCGCAGGCTGCGCACAAGGCCGGCAACGCGATCAGCAAGGCGTTGGTTCTCTTCACTGGCTTTTCTCCTGTCGGTTTCGGCCGCCTCTTGCAGGTCGACCTCTTTCTGACGCGCGGCCTCGACGCGCTTCTGCCGCACCTCTGAGGCCACCTTCTCCGCGTGATCCCACGCAGCTTGGACTTTGTCGGCGCTGTGGTTGGATTCGTACCCCCACACAAACGCCGCCGCGAGCACCGCCAGCACCAAGGCGGCACGGATCAGGGCCCAGTAGGGCCGGATGGCTTCTAGCACTGCAGTGCTCCTCTCACGAGCTTGGCGAGCCGCTCGACCTCTTCGATGCCGATGTAGCCGCCGTTGACAACCTTGCGGACCTTGCGCTCGTCGCCGAGCACGTGATCCGGCACCTTTCCCTCCCACCACGCAATGGTGAAGTCGAGGGCGAACCAGGGCCCCTCGGCAAGGGTGGGCACGCCGACCAGATCCTGGCCCACTGCATCGCCGACCCAGGCGTAGTTGTCCTTGAAGGTCATGCCCAGATAAGCACGGCCCGGGTAGAGGGCACCGTCGCCGCTGCCCTCGGGTCCGTTGCCGAAGCGGCCGCTGTAGAGCGCCTCAAAGAAGGCGCGTTCGTTGCCGGCGAGCTCGTCGGCGCGCTTGTAGAGGGCGGCCCAGCGCGAGCCGATGGGGGCCTTCCCCGCGATCTCCCGGATGCGCCGCGCCGAATACTTCCCGCTCTCCTTCAGCCGCTCCAGGTACGAGGACTCGTGCAGGATGGTGGTCAGGAAGTCGGGGAGCTCCCGCTCCAGGCCTGCGCTGAAGGTGCCCTCGTGGATGCCGGCAGCAAAGATCGGGGCGCGGGCCTCCGCGATCTCCTGCTGGCACCCGACCTCGCAGAGAAGGCGGCGCCAGTCGTCAGTGGTGACGGGCAGCAGCACGGCTCCGCTCCTCACGCATGAAGTCTTCCCAGCCCGGAGGGGGCGGCGGGAACTTCGGCGCGGCCGGCTGCACGATCTGAATGACCGCGGCCTGGGGCCGGGACTCGCAGGCCTCCCCGCACGCCTTCTCGCGCTGTCGCCACTCCTGACTGGAGCTGACCAGATAGGCTGTCATGCCAAGGCCCGCCGCGACTTCGCACATTGTGAGCACCGAGCCCAGCCAGAGCTCCCGCATCTCGGCGGCCGCCCAGAAGGCGAAGCACACCAGCATGACCTGCACCAGCTCCAGCCGCCAGGGCAAGGCCTGGGTGACGTTGAGCCGGAGCACGCAGGAGAAGACGATGCCGGCGCAAAAGAGGATCGCCAGCAGGTTGACCAGCATGTGGTCAGTGGGTAGTGTCAGCAGGTTCATTCTGTGCCCCTCCGAGGGTCGTGCGGATGCGGTTGATCGTCCCGGCGACCAGGGCCGGGACGATGAGTTGCGAACCTGAGCCCCCGAGCAAGGAGCCGAAGATCAGGTAGGCGCGGTGTGTGGTCCCGGCCCACTCCACAAAGACCGTGCCGAGCGCGGCCCCGAGCAACGTGGAGAGAGCGACGTAGGCGACGGCGCGGCGGCGCGTCATCATCTTGGCTTGGCCCAGCGCGAAGAGCGAGCCAACAAAGGCCCACAGCATTGCGTAATAGTCGACGCCGAAGAGCGCGAGCAGGACTTGCGAAGCAGCGGCCACAAAGGCGCCAGTGGTATCGTGATGCATGTGGGTCCTCCTTCTTGGAAATGCGTAGCCGAGGGCGCTCTCTTAACTTCGGTGAATGCCCTTCGGGTCGATGTTGTCGAGGTAGAGCCGGCGGAAGCGCTCCGACCACGTCGAGCGCCATCCAGCGACGCGACCGCTGTAGACGTTGTATTCCAGGCGCTGTGACAGCAGCCACTGACGCTGCGCGAAGCGATCTCGGAACCACGCCTTCAGCCGCACCCACCAGCCTGCATCAGCGGCCGGTGGCGCGAAGACCTTGGGGTTCGCTGTTCGCAGGAAGGGCGGTTGCAGTAGCCAGAGCGTCGCCATCACGTTCAGGAGCACATCGCATAGGTAGCCGAAGACCAGCAGCACCTTGCCGAGGCTCATCTGCGGGGTCGAGAGCGCCTCCGCGTCGCGCACCATCTCGAGTCGCATGAGGGCGGTGAACATCACCCAGCACTCGAAATGGAACTCCACCAGGGCGGCGGCGAGCATCAGGGCGGCGGCGAGGCCGTGGAAGACCCCTAGATGGGCGAAGAGATCGAAGAACAGCAGGGCAAAGAGAATCACAGGGGCACCTCCTCAAAGGCGGGGGCAACGCTTGCCGGAGCAGCCGCCTTCTGCTCTCGGAAGATGGTGAGGATCGTGTCGCGGAGCACCGTCTGCCCCTGGTCCACGGTGACCGCGAGCACCCGGGGGTCCACGGTGAAGTCGAGGAGCGTCTGCTGCGCCGCGCTGGCATCGGCCGCGGTCTGTGCGGCCGCCGAGGCGACAGCCGGATCGCTGGCCGTCTGTTGCTGGAGCATCGCGCGGAAGCCGATGCCGGTCAGTGCGTCGAGGATGTCCTTGCGGAGAAGACGCATCTCGGGGAAGACTGCGTTCCGGATGTCGTCGATGGTGACGATCTTGACCTTGATTCGGGGCAGGCCCGTCGTGGGGTCGCTCTCCAGATCCGCCCCGGAGCCGAGCATCTCGGCGTAGAGGACATCGCTCACCTCCACCACATCGGCCGGCATGCGGCAGTCGGGGTTGGGCACAGCGATCAGCGGCGCCTGGGCATCCGGGTTGCCCTCGGGATCGGGATTCACCCAGGCCGGGTCCGGCACGTCGATGGTGCGGGGACCGTAGAGGTCGGGGTCGTAGAAGCCCTTGGTGCTGTCGGAGAAGTACTTGGTCATGGTTTGATTGCTCCTCTTGTGCGCTTCAGCGACCGAAGGCGACGAAGTCGATGGTCATGCTGGCGAGCGTGCCGTTCACGTAGCAGTTGACGGGGCAGTTGGTGCTTGTGAAGGTGCCCGTGCTGCAAGTGGCCGAGGCCGTGGCACCCGCATTCGGCGACGCGATGACAGCGGAGGCGCTGCCATTCGGGAAGGCCGTGGGGAAGGTGATGGTGCCCGAGCCCCCACTGATGGCGACCGAGCCCCACTGCACGATGATCCCGCTCGGGAGCCGCTGGTAGGTATTGCCACCAGCCGGGGAGGCAAAGTTCGCGGCGTAGCGGTTCATGGCGGAGCCGCTCACCATCTTCCAGCCGCCGGCACCATCCGACACGTACTTCGCCGCGTCGAATTGGCCGATCACGTGCGAGGTGGCCGCATTGGGGGTCAGGAGGTCGGTGCCCTGGCGAAGCACCGAGACGTCGATGGAGGTCGAGTTGAGGTTATAGAGCGTGACCGCCTTTCCCTTGTTGCCCGCGTTGGAGACGGGAAGGGTCACGCTGGTAGAGCCTGAAATGCCAAAGACCTTGCCGAGGTCGGCGTCGGTCAGCGTCGTGTTCACGCTGATGGTGGCGTAGTCGCGGAAGCCCCCGGAGCTGGCGGCGCGCACGGCGGCCGAGATCATCGTGGAGAGCGCCGAGGCCAGCAGAGCGTCGCTGACATCGGTGCCCTGATTGTCCGCGAGGAACTGGCCCAAGCCCGCCGCCATGGCACTCGCCTGGAGGAGGGCCTTGTTCACAAGAGGCGCCCGGGCTACCCCCGGCTGGTTGCCGATGCCCCGGTGGGCGTCGGCGTTGTAGTCGGCCTGAGTGAGCACGTAGGCTCCGCCGGCCTGCGCGAAGGGCAGGATGTTGTTGGCACTCATGTAATGCTCCAGTGAAAAGGAAAGGGCCCGCCGATGAGAGCGGGCCCTTAAAGAGGGGAGGGGTCAGCGAGCGCTTAGACCCAGACAGCGATTCCGGTCCAGCCCTGGAACTTCAGGAGGTTCAGGTCCCAGGAGAAGAGGGGCCGCGTCGCGCTGGCGGCAATGTAGTTGATGCGAACCCCCGCCGGCTTCAGCGGGAAGGCACCGCTTAGCAACAGGTTCTTCTGCACCGCGTTGAGAATGCTGTCGTCGTAGACGAGGGACAGGCTCATGTCGCCGTTATCGAGGAGGAGGATCGCGCCTGCCCCGAAGACGTATTCCCAGAAGCTGTACATCGTCTCGACCGTGCCGTCCCATTGGTTGGCCGCGATCTTCGCGCGGATGACCGTGCGGTAGGTCACATCATCCAGGCTCGCCACACCAGTACTCGGGTCGAGGGGGCCCTGCCAGTAGCCCTGACCCCAGCCCAGCGTGGCGTCGCCGTCCCAGGTGAAGTACACCCCCGAGATGGGCACGCTCACGTTGCGCTTGATCCCGACCCAGAGTCCGATCTGATCGAGCTGCACACCGACCGCCTGATCGAGGTCGAAGTGCACGCTCGGCATATCGAGCTGGAGGTTGACGTCTGCGGCGAGGCCATCGGTGATAGCTTTGATGACCGCAGCGAATAGAGGCCTGTCGCGGTGCTCGCTGGTGACAAGGCCCAGGTAGTCGTCGCTGGTCGCCATCGTCAGGTCACCAGGAGGGTGATGTCCGCGACATCACAGGTCGCGATCTCATTAAAGGCGGGGAAGAGGTCCGCCGCCGCGAGGCCGCCCCCGAAGAAGGCGATGGTCAGGCTGTCGACCTCGAACGTCTCGGAGCCCGGGCCGAAGTAGAGCTGAGCGGGCACATAGAGCCGGCCGAAGTCGACCTTCTTCCCGATGCCTAGCGCGTTGATGTAGGCGGCAAGGGCAGCCTTCACCGAATCGCCGACAGTCGATACGTAGTTCGCCAGGGCCTTCAGCGTGAGCGAAAGGACCACCCGGCGCTGCGTCGCCACGAAGAAGTTGATGGTGGTCGGCACGCCGCCCGGATCGGTGAGGATGACGCTGGTCGTCCCGTAGGTGCCCGTGCCCGGAGTCTTCTTCAGCATCATCGCGTTGGCAATGTCGCCCGAGGCTCCGCCGAGGCAGACAATCGAGATGCTGTGCGCGGGGATGCCGTTGGTGTCGGTGGCGTTGGTGTCGTTCTCATAGCCCCGCACCTGGGAGACGCCAGAGACCGCAGCCACTGCCCCCACGATGCCATCCAGCACGGTGCGCGAGGGCAGGGCCACGCTGATGGTCTGGCGCTGGCGGAGTTTGGCGTCGGTCTCCACTGGCTGCCCTGGCGCCGCCGCGCTCGGGTTGGTCACCGTCTGCCAGCCGAGGGTCGGCGTGGCGATGTTGGTGATGGTGCCCGCCGCCGCCTCGATGTCGCCCTCCAGCTCCGCGGTCGCCGTCACAGCCGCCGTGCCCAGGGCTCCGATGATGACGCTTGCCGGGAGGAGCCAGCGCTGGCCCTGGTTGTCGGTGGCGACCCCGTTGGAGATCACAGTACCGACCGTGCCGGCGAGCGTCAGGTTCACTTGCGAATGCGTGGCGACAGCCCGCGCAATGCCGTTGATCTTGACCGCGGTGCTCAGCCCCGCCCCTTGCGCGGTCGCGGGACTGTAGCCGTTATACGCGGCCACACACGCCGCGTTCGAGTCGTCCTGCGCCTTGGCGATGATGGCGAGGAGTTGGCCGTCCTGGCTGTCGGGGTCGATGTAGGCGTCGGTGCCGTAGATCGCCTTGAACTGCGCCTGAAAGGTCTCGTAGATGTCGGAATACGGTGGCCTGCTGATGCCGTTCGGGCCGATGGTGCAGGCCACGGTTGCAAGGATCGTCACAGAACCTCCGCGATCGTGGTGGGGCCGTAGATGGTGTCGACGGTGGCGCTGACCCGGAAGGCGCGGCCATCCATGACGGAGGAGTAGTTGGTGAGGCGGAGGACACCCTGCGTGCCGAGGATGCGCTGCTGCACCTCATAGTCGCGGGTGGCCTGGGTGCCGTAGCCCAGGATGTTTTCCATGTTGAGCCCCTCGCGCGTGTCGAGGAACCACTCGCCCGCCAGCAGGCGCATCCGGGTTCGGATCGCCTGGGCGACCGTCTCCGGGGTATTCGCCAGGAAGGTGGAGCCCGCGCCGAACATGTAGTCGTCGGCGTCGGTCATCTTGCGGTATCTCATGCCACGCCTCCCGAAGTTGCGCCACCAGCGACGACGCCTGTGTGCGCGTGCGACAGGTAGGCGGCGCCGTTGATGAAGAGAGTACCGTTGAGGTCGATGCGCCCGGCGCTCGCCTTTATCTCCGCCCCAGCGGCAACCAGCCGCGAGGTGCCGGCCTGGGAGTCGACGCCCGCGAAGACCGTGCCATCCTTGGAGGTGAGCCGGGCCTCGGTGCCATGCACATCGGGGAGCCCCGTAAACTTCGGCTGCGACATTGCCGCTGGCAAGCAGAAGCCGTCGCTCAGGTGATGCATGCGGAACTCCGCCTGCACCTGCTGACCCCCGCTCTGCCACCACGCATCAATGCAGCGGTCGGCGAAGAGCACCAGCACCTCGTCTCCTTCCGCCAGGGGGAAGGTCACGAAGTACTCGCTACTGCCCGCGAAGACGACAGGGCAGTCGAGGAGGAGGGGCAGATCGACCCACGACTTGCTCCCGTCCTCTTGCTGCACCTGCGCCTTGAGCGCTGGCTGCACGACCGCTGTCCGCTTCGCGGCGTCGAAGCTCTGGATAATGCCGGGCATCGCTACGCGGATCTCCGACGAGAAAAGCTCCTGCATGGCGAGGAGTCCCGCCAGGAGGTCGCCACTGCGTTCGCGCCTGTCTGCCATTTGTTCTATCTCCAGTTGAGGCCGGTCACCTTCAGCGTGACCGGGTCCACAGCCAGCAGGATCAGGTCCATCCACCAGGGCGCTCCGCGCGTGTCCCCCTTGACCTCCGCTACGTAGACTCGGTAGAGGCCATCGGCGCTCACATCGGCGAATTGCTGGAGGCCGGCGTAGCGGTTGTAGGGGAGCTGGGCGCCGGGGATGGTGAAGTCGGCTTGCTGGAAGGTTTCGTTGATGCTCTTGTTGTCGATCTTGACCAGGGTCCCCGGAGCTATGCGGGGGTTGATGAGGCACCGCGCCCGCACCCCGTCTTGAGTCTGCTCGGCGCGGCCGATGAGCCCGGTCTGCGAGGTGAGCACGATGGCCTCCCCAGGGAGATAGCCGTCGAGGGGCGTGACATTCACCTGCCCGTTCTGAATGCTCCAGGTCGCGCCGACGTTTTGCACCTCCGCCCGCAAATTCGCGCGGGCGAGGCCGAAGAGCACTTTCCCCCGGGGGAGGATGCCCCCGGTCTGTGGCATCGTGAGCGCGCCCTTCGCCACGCCCTGCGGCGCCATGGCCTCGATCAGCGCGGCGACGCGCTGGGCGGGCGTCGAGCCCGCGCTGATGCTCTTGTTGATGAAGCCCCAGTTGTAGGCGCGGTCGCCGTCGCAGCCGAGGATGTCGAGGTAGGTCGTGACGCTGTCTTCCTTGCCGACCCGGAACTGCTTGATCGTGCCGTCGAAGATGACGCCGTAGCCCGCGTTCTCGTAGCCCGCCTGGAGCACCACTCGGCTCGACTCCCCCTGGATGCGGGCCATGGTTTCGGCGCTCAGGTTGTAGACCCGGATCTGCGCGTTGTTGGGGCTCTCCTCGTCCTCCTGCCGCACCTCAAACTGGATGCGGAGCTCGGAGAGGTCGAGGCCCTCGGAGCCGGGGTCGTTGTTGGCGCTCTGGAGCACCAGCAGATTGCACTTGCGGATGTACTGCTCATTGGCTGCCATCGCCGCTCACTCCACGATGAAATAGAGGTGCCCGGTCTGTCCCAGGTTATCGAAGGTCGGCACGGCATCCAGGTCGTAGTCGGTCTGGACGATGAGCGAGCCCCCGATGTTCAGGTGCTTGTGCTGGGCGAGGAGGTCGATGCCTGTGATGATGGGCACCCCCTGGAGGAGCGGCGTGGAGCCGGTGAAGATGTCCAGGCACCAGCAGGTGGAGAGGCCGTTCCAGTAGAAACGCAGGATGCGCTCGACGCCCGCCAGCTTGATGTTGAAGCGCTGGGGCTCCGGACTCAGCGGGATCTCGTAAGAGGTCATGGCAACGCTCCTTGCGAGATGAGCTTCAGCGGGTCAGGAGTGAGCGCCTGCACCGCGGAATCAAGGTTCATCTTGGCGCCATCGGAGAGTTGCTTCATGCCCTTCTCCACAGGCGCTAGCGTGCTCTGCGGCACGCTCTGCGCATCCTTCGGCGCCGAGATGGTCACGACCTGCACGGTCGCGATGATGACCTCCCGCATGTGCGCGGTCACCCGCAAGATGTTCGCGCTCTCCTTGTCGGTCTCCGTCTGGAGGCTCTTGAGGAGCATGTTCTTGTAGGCGCGCTTCGCTGTGAGCACATCGAAGGGCACCCGGCTCCGCTGGAGGGCGAGGAGCTTTTGGTAAATGTCGCGGACCTGGTTGACGCCATTGCCGCCCAGGATCGTCGAGAGGCCCGCCACCGTGCCCGTAGCGGCGCCCAGGAGGCCGCTGATGAGGCCGGCGTTCTGGGGGCTGTTACTCCAGGCGCACTCCACCACCAGCTCGCACGGCCGCATGAAGGCGTGGTCGGTGATCTTCGACCCCTGCTCCACCGGGTGGTCGGTCACCTCCATCTCGTCGACGTGCTTCTCGCTGATGGTCACGTGTGCGGTGAAGTCGCCGATCTGGTGCTTCGGCTTCACCAGGATCGCCTCGACCCCAAGCTGCACCGCCGCGGTAATGATGCCGAGGGCCTGGGCCATGGCTTTACCTCACTTTCGGGGACATGTTGCGCACGATGTCGGCATTGACCGTGCGCTGACTGGCGACCACCCGATCCGCCGCCTCGTGCGGGTCGGTGACGCCGATGATCTGGATGGTGGGATTGGCCTGCACCATCACCGAGCCCGCCACCGCATCCATGTAGTCGCGAGTCTCCTTGGGCGCGTTGCCGAGGCCATAGCGGGCGAGATTGCCGTCGCCCCAGTTGTAGGCGGCGGCCGCCATGCGGATGTTGCCGCCGTAGCGGCGGAGGAGATCGCTCCACTTCCGCGCCGCCGCGTCGCCGCTCTCCATGAAGTCGTCGGGGTCCTTGAGCCCGTATTCCTTTGCGGTGCCCGGCATGAAGCCGAAGTGTCCCATGGCGCCCGCAGGGCTCCGCATGAAGCGCGGGTCGCCGAAGTGGCTTTCCCGGCCCCACACGCGTTTAAGAAGGCCCCTGGGGAGCCCATGCTTGCGCTCCAGGCCCTCCAGATATGCATCAGGGTCGAAGCCCGGCTGGTCGACGCCTCCAGGCGAGAGGTCGCCGGCATCGCTGGCCGCCCCACGCAGCCGCAACTGGAGAAGCCGGATGCGCTCGGCCTCCGACATATTCGGGTGCTTGTCCTGGAAGTCGCTGTTGTCGGTAGCCGCGTCGACAGCATCGGCATCGGTGGCAACCCGGCTCTTCATGTCGGCGGCCACGGGCAAGCCGAGGCGGTCCCGGGCATCCCTGGAGAGCCGCACGCCGCCCCCGCTGGCGCGGCCCGTGATGCCCTCCAGGAGGCGCGTCTTGAGGTCCTCGCGGCCGCCCACTGTGCGCGCGTCGCGGGCGATGCTGGCCCAGGAGATCATCAGTTCGTTGGTGCGGCCGACCAGCGCCTCCACATAGGGGAGGGCGGTTTCGCCCAAGGCCATACCGAATAGCTTGGCGCGCTCGGTGACCTCGCGCCAGAGCTGCGAGTACTGCACGCCGATCTCCGCCGAATGATTGACGTCGACCCCCATCTCCTCCGCCATCTTCTTCCGCTCCGCCTGCGCCTGCTTCATCTTGTCCAGGCCCTCCTCCAGGTAGAAGAGCGTCTCCTGGTCGATGCCGAAGAGGTTGGCGTAGCGCTCGGCGATGTAGAAGGGCATCTTCTTCAGCGCGCCGACCAGATCGGTCAGGACATCCGCCTTGTCGCGGCCCTTCACCTCGACGCCTAGGTTGTTCAGGAGGGCGATGAGTCCGGGGTTGCTCCGGATGCTCGCGGCCAGGTTCTTCAGGGCCCCAGCGCCCCGGCCCGCCTCCAAGCCGATCTGCCGGGTGCCGTACTCCAACGCCTGAAGACTGGAGGCGGTCGTATCGGCGTAGCGGGCGGAGTAATAGAGCTTCTCCATCTGGCGGGCGAAGAGGGTGGTGGTCGCGACAACCGTCGTCGCGAGGCCCACCAGCCCCTTGCCCAGGGTCAGCACGCGGAGGTCGGTCTTCTGGAGGAAGCCGTCGATCTTCTTGCTGCCGCGCTCGTCGATCTTGATCCCGAGCGCGATCAGGTACTCCCGCAGGATCTTCTGGTCGACCGCCATATCACGTCCTCCTTCCGCCTCCAGGGCGGGGCTGCTCGCGCGCCCACTTCTCAGCGCGTCGACTGTTTTCGTCTTCTACGGCGATGGCCTCGTTCAGCAGCATCACAAACTCCAGATCGACGCTGCCATCAATGAGCCGCTCGGGCGCGAGGATGCCCCTGAGCACAGGGCGGAAGAGGGGGTCCTCTCCGCCGATCATGTTCAGTTGCTGCCACCCTCGGGCTGACCTTGAGCCAAGGAGCTTGTCGAGGTCAGCCCGCCGCTTAGCTCCGTCAAGAAATTTCCGAGGTTCAGCTTCATGGTCTCGATAGAGAGGCGGATCATCGCCGGCATCTCGATATCGGCGAACATGATCCGCTTGCCATCCGGACTCATCACCGGTGCCCAGGCCTCGCCCTGCTTCCTCCGGCATGCCGAGAGGCATGTGAAGATGATGTAGTTAGCCTCGTCGTCGCTCATCTTGGAGAGCATCTCCATCACCGGGCCGGTCATGGCGACCATGTCTCCGAGATCGAGCTTCATGCCGTTACGCAGTGCCTCCAAGGAGATACCGGCGACGATGAGGAGCGGGCCAAGGCGCCGCGTCAGGTGGAACTGTTGCAGCGCGCTCAGCCGCTCGATCTGGTAGAGGTTGCCGGCGACTTCAATCTGGATCATTTTGTGTGTCTCCTATCTCTCCCGGGGCTTAGGAGCCCAGGGTCATCTGCATCCGGATCGCGTTGAATTCCCAGGTGATGATGTCGGCGTCCTTCGCGTAGGTCACGTCCGGGAGCTTCTTGAACGCCACCTGACTGCACACCCACACATCGCCGCGACCCCTGTCACGGCACTCGATGGTGTTCTGCCCCCAGCTCGCGGCGCCGGTGCGCTGGAAAGCGACCATCGCCGAGAGGAGTTGGTTTGTCGGGCTGTTCTTCAGGAGCCGCACGGTCACGGTGCCGCTCAGATCGGCGTGCAGGCTGTGGACGCCTTCCCCGTCGGAGCCAATGAGCATCCCGTCGATGTCGCCGTTGTAGGCGAAGGAGATGCCCTCGTCGGCGACGGCTGCCCCGCTGCCCAGGCTGATGAAGCCGCCGGGGCCGACCAGGGTCGCCGCGACGTCGAGGAAGCTGTAGCTCTTGCTCATGTCTTAGTCCTTCCGCGCCGAGGGCGCCTTACTGGTTCACGTTGATGGTGCAGTCGACGCTATGCACGGCGCCCGCGAGCTTGACCGCCACCTGGATCGGCACCGCCTTCCGCGCCACGCGATCCGCCTGCGCCTGCTGCGCGATGGGGGCCGCGAAGATGTAGAAACCCTTGTCGAGGTAGTCGCCCTGCTTCAGCGTGCCGAAGCCGCCGCTGTTCCAGACGCCGGGGGCGATGAGGCCGTTGTTGACGCCCTGCGCACAGCGGGCGCTGACCACCGCGGTCAGCACCTGCATGCCCGCATCGGTCTGCGGGATCTTCGTGTTGTTGCTGTAGAGGGCGTTGAAGAGATCGCGCTGCACCGTGACCGCGAGCCAGTCGGTGCCGGTGATCTCGTCGACGTAATTGCCGCTCGCCATCACCCCCTCCAGGAGGATGTTGGTGTTGTTGCTGAAGGCGGCGAAGACGTTGCAGTTCTTGCCCTTCAGCGCGTCGGCCTGGGTGGTCGTCAGGGCCTCAGCGACGATGCCCGGCTCCTGCTTGAACTTCAGCGTGATCGCGCTGCCCGACTGCTCGTAGTCGACGCTCAGGATGCGGGCGAGGGCGGAGAGCACCGCGTGCTGTGAGCTCGACGAGTACTGCGTCATCGTGCGCTTGTAGCCCAGGGCCTTGAGCTGGGCCGGGAGGTCGGTGGTGGAGACCGCACTGAGCGCCCCGCCCTCCTGCGTCGTCAGGGCGAGGATGTGCTTGTTGGTCGCGGCTTCGATGAAGCCAGCAGCCGCGAGGAGTGCGGTGTTATCGGCGCCGGCGTTGGCGCCAGGGACCAGACCCCCGATGCCCACACCATAGAACTGCATGCCGACCATGTCCTCGAAAAGCGTCAGCGCTTGGGTGGCCGTCTCCGCCGCGATGCCCTGGTAGACGTAGGCGCCGCTATCGGTGGAGCGGCCGAGGATGTTACCGGTGATGTCGACGCCGGCGGTCGGCGCGGTCAGGAAGGCGATGGAGGAGGTCGGGCCGGCGGTCGTGCTCTCGAACTCGAACCGGCTGTAGGTCGGGTTCCAGGCCACCGTCACGCCCGCCGGCATGCCCGTGCCGGCCTGGATGGCGGCCGCGACCTGCGCCATGCTGGTGACGGTGGAGAAGTTGATGCCCGACACCTGCACCGCGGCGCCGCCGTCCTTGGAGATCTTGAAGGCGCCGGTGGTGATGCCGGTCCACGCCGACATCTGCTGCTGCGCCACCGAGAGCGGCGCACCGCGCAGGCCACCGCGAGCCGCGGTCATGGCGAAGCGGCCGATCAGCATGTTGGTGGGCTGCGGCGTCTGGCTGAACCAGCGGTTCGCGGCCTTGTACTCCTCGGCGGTCGTGCCGAAGTCGGAGGCCACAGCCGCAAGCGTGCCGTAGGAACGATAGCGCTCCACCGGGTCGATGACGGTGCTGGTGCCGAGGAAGAGCAGGTTGCTCAAGGACTGCGCCTGCGCAGCGGGCGGCGTCATGGACACCTGAACGTTGATGGCGCGGCTGATGGGGAGTTGTCCGGACATGGAGGAATTCCTTTTACGGGGTGGGAGTTACAGAGAAGGGCGCCGAAGAGATGCCGTCGTTGTCGACAGTCCCGCTCGCGCTAAGGAGGGTCTTGATCGGGTAGATGCGGGTCATCCAGCGACTGAAGGTCGCCTGTGAGTCGAGGCGCTGGTACCAGATACCTTTCAGGATGGAGGGCAGGTTGACCGGGTCCTCCAAGCCGACAAGGCTGATCTTCTGCGCGTCGAGCGTGTCGCGGTTCTGGCCGATCTGGAGGCCCACCTCCCAGCGGCCTTGGTTTGCCTCGTTGTTGGGGCCATAGAAGCTCACCAGGACCCGGATCGTTTCGGTGCCCTCCACGATGTAGGCGTCCTGGTCGGCGTCGTACTTCTGGTAGGCATTCCACTGCTTCTGCCCGATCTGCACGCCAACGGCGGCCCAGTCCACGGTGGAGTCGGGCATGTTCGGCGGCGTCGGCTGCCAGCGCGGGCGCACCAGCGTCGGGTCGAGGCCCGTCAGCCCCACCACAAGCTCCTGGAAGAAGTTCTCCAGGCTGACGTCATAGGGCGGTTGCGTCGAGGGCAGCAGGAACCCGGCCTGGGTTGAATCGTTTGCCATTCAGCCCTCCTTAGGTATTGCCCTGCGGCGGATCGGTGGTCGTGATGGAGTGGGCCTTGGCGCGAGTGAACCCCGCGATCTTCCAGGGGAGCGCCTCCACCACGAGGTACTCGACCCCATTCCAAATAATCACATCGGGCTGGAAGCCCTGGCGTGCATCGCGCAGTGCGAATTGGCAGGTGACCTGGATGCCGTGCTCCGAGAGCTGGCCGTCGTCGCGGCGCTCCAACTCCTTGCCCTCCAGCGGCTTCACGCGCCCCCTCTGGCCGGCGAAGAGCGTCGGCGTGACGGCGGCGCGGCCATGCACGTCGATGCCCTCGGCTTGGCGGCGGACGTCGAAGAGTTCGGTCAGGAAAGGATCGTTAAGGACCATGCTGACGTCGATCATTTACCTATCCTTTCTCTTGCTCCGGGCGCGGATGACGAAGTTGACCGCGTTGCGCATCTGGCCGGTGTCGATGAGGGGCTTGGCTGTCGTGAGGGCGGTGGCGAGGTCGAAGAAGGGGTCCTCGCCGAAGTCACGCATTGCGGAGCGGCGGTCCAGTTCTATCTGGGCAGCTCGCGCGATGGCGCTCTTTTTGCCCCGGCGGGCCCGCTCCTTGAGCGTGCGGTCGGAGAGTGGGGGAGGGATGCCCTCGTTGATCTTCTTCTGGATCGCCAGCTTGGCGGTCAGGCCGGCGGCGATCATGGCCTGCTCCATCCGCACCGCATCCCCTCGCATCGCCTGCTTCATAGCGCCGCTCAGGGCGCGCTCGATCTTCTCCCTGTTATCCTCCAGCGCGGGGAGCATGAAGGGGCGGGCTGGGATGTTGGCTTCGGGGGCGCCTTGGTCGTGGATGTAACCGAGGGCGGCATTGGTGATGCCGCGGTGCTCGGGGTCGTCTTTCGGGTCTTCGTCGCGGGCTGTGGTGTCCTCGGGGAAACCCACCAGAACCTCCAGGCTCGCCAGGAGGTCAAGGTTCTCCCGGACCTGCTCCAGATTACCGCGCGTGACCCTGACGCCTGTGTTGTTCTTGTAGGTCGAGGCCATGGAGGCTTAGAAGGGCGAGGGGAAGGGCCCAGGCCATGCCCCGTAGCCCCCGCTCTCGCAGGGCCCCGGGACGCCGATGTGGAGGCCCCCGGCCCCCATCATCTTCGCCATCTCCCGCCAGCGGAGGCCGTAGGTCGTCAGCGCGTACTGACCATCCTTCGGGTCCATGGCGACCGCTTGACGCGTCCAGCTCGCGTCATCGGCGCTCATGCTGGTCACCGCGCCCACAGCAGCCCCCGGGCCCTGGCCTCCAGCGGCGCCCTTGGTGCTGTTGTATTCCAGGGTGAGGTTGTGGGCAACAAAGAGCATCACGCCCGTATCGAGGAGCGTGCCCCAGCGGTCGGGGTTGTGGCGCTGCGTGCCCACGTCGATCCACATCTGCACCATCGGATCGGGGTAGTCGGTGGGGCTGGCGAAAACGGGAAAAGCCCCCCTGAAGGAGGCGACAGTAACGGTCATGGCTTGCTCCTCCAGGGGCGGTGGTCAGGGGAGGGCGCTCAGTCTTCCGACGGAGCGATGTGCTTCTTGGCGTACCAGTGCTCGGTGTGCGCCTTCGGCATCTCGTGCGGGCCGACGCCGTACTCGTGCTCGGCGTCGTCGTCGGTGCGGAGGCGGAAGGCCGTGTGTACGATCACGCTGACGGTCTCCTCCTTGCGGCGAGGCCGGGGCTTCAACGCGTCGGCGTCGGCATCGGGGGCGGCCGGCTGCTGGCCCGCGCCGTTGGCGGCGCCGGAGTTGGCGGCGAGGCGGGGGTCGGTCGGGCCCGTTGGCGTCGGGGGCTTTTGTTCGTCGGACATGGCTGGTATCTCCAGGTGAAATGGGGAAGAAGAAAAGGGAGGGCCGGAGCCCTCCCTCATGTCGCCGCTAGGAGCCGCTTACAGGCCGTCGCGGTAGCCGATCGTCTCGGGGTACACGACCTCCACCACGCCGAGGCGGCAGTAGTAGGTGCTCTTGTGGAAGAGCGAGTCGTATTGCACCGGCGTGCGCTGGAGCATCGTCATCGGGTAGCGGATGTAGTCGGTGCGCTGGGTGTAGGCCACCATGCGGTCGACCGTGCCGGCGGTGCCGATGGTGCCGCCCGAGCCCGAGCCGATGCACCACTTGGAGGGCTGGATCTCCAGCGCCTGCCCGGTGCTGGTCTTGAGGATGTTGTTCTCCAGCAGGTACTTCAGGATGGAGACCGAGCCCGCGGTGGACACCGTCTGCGTGCTGATCCAGCCGAATTGCGTCGGCGGGATCAGGATCTTGTTGGGCATCACGGCGAACGCCGAGGCAGTCCAGACCGAGATGAGGAGGTCGTTGACGTCCTTCAGGATCTCCGCCGGGCTCTTGTTGGTCCAGAGCGGCGAGGCGGAGGCCCCGTTGACCACGTTGGAAACGTTGGTCACGAGCGCGTTGTTCAGGAGGCCGCCGACGTTGAGCACGCCGTCGCCGACGTACACCATCTCGTCGATGTCCATCTGGTGCTTCAGCTTCAGCGCCTCGTACTTCTGCGCGTCGATGGGGCGGCCCAGCTTCGCCGCGCTCTCCAGCTCCAGCACCGAGTACTTGATCTCCAGCGCCCAGGGGGTCAGGGGGTTGGGGATCTTCGCCGTGTCCACGCCGACGCCGCCGATCTGGTCGGTCGTCTTGCCCGCCCAGGCCTTGCCGGTGCGGATGCCGTGGCCGGTGCCCAGGGTGCCGGCGCTGGCGAAGTTGGTCAGGGTGAAGGACGAGAACTCGTCCGCCACGCTCACGTCTTCGCGGAGGTTGATGTCGCGGCTCCAGGTGACCGCGGCGAGCGGCATGTGCAGCGTCTGGTCGAGGCGCTCCAGTTCACCGATCAGGAAGGAGCCGGTCGAGTCGACCGTGATCGACTTGCCGTCGTAGGTCTGGTAGGCGTAGCGGTGATCGAGCACGCGGCCACGGCAGTCGCCGAAGGCGTTGATCGGCGCCTGGGGCATCGAGTTCACGTCGAAGGTGGCGTGATCCAGGGTCAGCACGCGGCCGCCGACGACAGCCGGCGCGACGCCGGCAGCCAGGATGGCAGCGAGGCCCAGCGAGGAGCGGGCGATGTGTTGCGTTTTCATGATGTCGATGTTTCCTTGATGTCCTGTGTTGGAAGGTGGGGGACTTCAGCGCGCTAGCTCAGGCGCTTACTTCCAGATACGGATCTCGGCGACGCCGTTGGCATCGGCGGGCCCGTTGAATTCGGCGTTGGCGATGGCGGCGGTGTTGCCGGCGGAGGCCGCGCAGCGGAAGCCCCCTTGCACATCGTTGCCGGCGGAGGCCGCGCACCAGACGAAGACCGCGGAGCCCTTGCTCGGAGCACCGGCGCCGATGTTGTCGACCTTCACCATGACGAAACCGTCCTCGATGTAGTCGAGGACCGAGTTGGCGCCAGGAGGCGTGGCAGCACCGAAGGAGGCGCTCATGCCGCCCGAGGTCTGGCTGACCGGGTAGGGCCGCACCAGCACGCCGCGCAGCTTGGTGACCGCGGTATCGCCCGCCACGAAGCCACGGATGGTGTTCGTGCCGAAGATGATGGGGTCGCCATAGCGGCGGGGCGGGGTCGTGCCATCGGCTTGCGCGGGCAGCACCGAGAAGGGGTGGGTGCGGTTGATGTCGCCGGGGTAGCCCGCGTCCATGCGGTACTTGATGGCGGCGTCGTGGGTCGTGGAGCGGCGGGCGAGGGCGGGAGCGCACAGGGCCATCACCGCCAGGGCGATCAGAGACTTCTTCATGTCTTGTCTTTCGGAGTGGTAGGTAGGTTGGTGAGGGCCCGGCTTTACGCGCGGGGGCCTTGGGAAGCCCAGAACTCGCGGTTCGCCTTGTTGATGTCGGCGAACGACTTCTTCTGGGAACCCGCCGGCTGCTGCGGTTGCGGCGTCGGCAGGGTGCGTGCATCGCCGGTGGCGGTGCGGGTGTTGTCGGCAGCCTTCGCGGCGGCGGCCGCCTTGAAGACCGTGGCGACGGCCTTGCAGTCGGAGCCGATGACGTCGAAGGGCTGGCCGCCGTTGGCAGCCTGGAGGAGGGCTTCACCGCCCTGCGACGCGACGACCGCCGAGAGCACGGCACGGCGGCCCATGCACATCCGGTCGACGGTCGCCTTGCGCTGCGAGGCAGCGTCGAAGGTGGGCAGCTTGAAGCCCGGCGCCAGGATCTCCGCCTGCGAGAGGAAGGTCTGGTAGCTCGTGGCGAGGGCGGCGCTGTCCATGGTGGCAGTGGCCTCCGTGACGGCCTCCAGATCCTCGCCCTGGCTGCCGGCCGCCGGCGGGGGCGTCTGGGTGCTGGCGCCGCTCTTGATCGCAGCGAGGAGCTCCTTCACGTTCGCGCCGATCTCGTTCTGCGCGGCTTCGATGGCCTGGAAGCGCGCCTCGACAGCGGCGTCCATCGTCGCGGCCTTCGGGGGCTCCTGCGTGCCCTCGGCCTGCTTCTCAGGCGGCGTGGAGGTGGCCTGCTCGGTGGAGCCCGGCATGTGGACGTGGACGTGGACGCCCTGGTCGGCGTCGCCTTGTTCGGCGGCCTCCAGGTCGGCGAGGGCGTCGGCCACGCGGGCGCGAGCTTCGACGAGCGGAATACGGGCGCGCTTGGTCGCGCCCCCGGGGTTCTGGGCTTGGGGCATGTTGTCCTCGTTGAGGTCGGTGGAAGAAAGGGTGTCCTCGTCGCCGATGGCGCAGCGAGGTCCGCACCTGCCCTTCTCGACGAGGGCAAGGTGGTTGCCGATGATCTGGCTCTGCTTCCCCTGGCCGTCGCCGGTCTGGGTGTAGCTGGCCTCGTAGCCGCAGGAGACCTCCCGCTTACCGCTCTGGATGTCACGGATCAGCCACTGGTCCTTGACGATCAGATCGGCCATGAGGCAGTCGGCGTCGGCGCCCTCACCCCTGAAGGTGCGGAGCACAAAGCCGCCGCCCAGGTGGGCGAAGTTCTGAGGCGTGACGGGCACCGGAGGGTGCTCGTTGGTGATCGCGACGCCGATGAAGGACCGCATCGTCTCTTCGCTGAAGAGGTCCTCGGGGCCGCGATGGATGTAGATGATCGGGGCCGCTCCGTCTTGCGTGGGCGCGGGGATGGGCACCTCGCCAGGGGCGTAGTGCATCCAGCCGGTGCGCGCGATGGGCACGTTTCGACAGAGCAGCGAGCCGTCGGGGAGCATTGAGCGGTTGGGCCCAATCTCCCCGACGGTCAAGGGTTCAGTGGCGGAGCCGCTGAGCGGCGGCCCACCTCCCGGGGGCCCGCGGTCGATGGTGCGGCTGCGTTGGGGGCGAGACATCGGGCGGCCTCCTTTCGTGGATGCGATGCTCATACGACCGTGACGCCTCGCGTGGCGTAGTCGGCTTTGAGGGATTGAAACGCCTCGTCGATCTCCGCCGCACTCAGCGAGCGCTGGTAGATGGCGGCGAAATAGGCGTTGAAGTTGTTCGTCGTGATCGAGTCGGTGAGCTGGTTGCTCCCGATGGCGATCTGCGTCGTCGCCCACGCGCCGCGCGCAGCGGCGGTGTTCAATTGCGCGGAGGTCGCGACCTGCTGCACCCCGGCGCTGTAGTAATAGAGCTTGCCGAAGCCCCCCGTCCCCCGTTGGTTGTTCTTCCGGCTCAGGACCACCGCCTCGAAATAGATGTCGGTGTTGGCGGGCGAGGGCCGATTCGCACCGCTGCTGTTCGCGGGCTCCCCGTTGGCGCCGTAATTGTTGGTGCCGAACTGGCGGAAGCCCACCCATGTCGAGGCGTGCCCCATGGCAAAGAGCTGGACCCCGGCGCCTCCCTTGCGAATCAGGATCAGCGTGGCGTCGTCAGCGGGCGCAATGCCGGTGAGGAAGCCGTAGCCAGTAGTGGCGCTGCTCCGCAACTTCGCGCTGACCGCGTCGTAGACGATCTGGCTGCTCGGGTCCTGCAAGGTGAGGGGCTTGCTCGGGTTGGCGCGGTTCTTCTGTGATTCCGCCGCGCTTACGCCGAACACATACTCCCCCACCAGCTTCCGCCGGTTGGGGAGGCGGATGCCCTTGAGGGAGCCCGTGGTGAAGATGGCGTCGGCCAGCTTCAGGTTGACAGCGGTCATGCGAAAGACTCCTCGAAAATCAAGGACGGCGCGTACATCGGCACCTCGCGGGGCAGGCCCGGGTCGATGTCGCAGGTGTCGTGCAGGTTGCCGCCCAGTGCGGTGAAGCCGTAGCGCAGCTTCCCGGGCAGTGCGTTGGTGAGCGTGATCCGCACGCGGCGCGACTTCGGGCCCACCAGCGCCACCGAGACGATCGGGTTGTCGGTCACGCCATCGGTGCCGACCACCGAGAAGCCCTGGTTCGCGACCTGATCGAAGAAGGTCGTGGAGAAGGCGAGGGGGTAGCCCGTATCGGGCCACTCCGCCTCCACGACCTTGCCGGTGCGGATGATGCGCTGCGGGTACATCGTCGGCCACGTCGTCTGCCGCTCGTTGACCATCCGCTTCGCGGCGAGGCCGTAGTAGGCGCCGATGTGCGGGTAGCCCGTGCCGGCGCAGTGCACGTTCGTCGCGTCGAAGTGCTCGGCGATGTAGGTCGCCGTCGCGAGGATGTAGTTGGGGTTGGCCTTCGCCATATCCAACTGCGCGAGCGCCACGTTGGTACTCGTCGCGGTCGGCGCCCCCAGCAGCGTGCACTGGTAGCCGATCATCTTGATGTCATGGGCCTGCCCCGTGATCGCCTTGATGTCGGTGTTCAGGTCGGTGTAGAGCTGTTGCAGCAGCGCGAGGTAGGTTGCGCGCGAGGTGCCGTCCTGGGCATCACGCTCACCATGGGACCAGTAGATGACATCGACCGCGAAGGTCACGCCGAGATCCTGGGCGCGGGCGAGGCCGTAGGTGACGTCCGCGATCAGGTTGGTGTAGCCGGGCGTGCCTTTGCTCAGGCCCGCGATAGCGGTGTTGGAGACGCCCGGCGCCGAGCCCAAGAGCTGGTACTGGAAGTCGGTGTAGTTGATGCCGTCCTCGTCGCGGAGGAGCCGCTTCTGCATGCGGAAGGCGTTGCCCAGCGAGGTCTCGCCGTTGCCGGTCGGGGTGCTGCCCGACACGGGGCGCTCCTCGTAGGCGATCAGCGAGGCGTGATTCTGGTCAGCGGTGCCCGTACCCTCCTGTGCTCGCGGGCCCGCCCAGGCGGTGCCGTTGGCGTTGAACATCAGGCAGTCGAAGAAGCCGTCGCCCTGGTTGGAGAGCGTATTAAGCGTGCCGGCCTGCCCCAGCGAGAGCGATTGCCCGTAGATGATCTGCATCACCAGGGCAGCACTGAAGAAGAGGTTCTTCGTGCGCAGCCGGCGCTGCAGATCGTACTTCTGGTAGCCCAGTGCCACGTCCGCGTCCAGGCTGGCGAACTTGTGCACGCCCGCGCTGACCGTCATGGAGGCGTTGCCGTTGCCGTCCTGGACGGCATAGTCGACGCCCGCCAGAGGCCGCGCAGCGAGCGGCGTGGTCACAGCGGTCGTCGGAATCGGGCCCACGCCCGCCATCGCCGTCGCGACACCGGCGACGTTCTGGTAGGCGAGGAGCGAGAGGCCATCCGCCGACTGCACCCAGTAGCCCTTGTCGGCCCCAGGCAGAAAGGAGGGCGTCAGGGCCACCGCGGCGCCCGTCAGGCCTGCGCTGGCCGCGAAGCTGGCGGTCGGGGCGGTGACCGCGGCTCCGATGGCGAGGCCGCTATCGGTGATGGTCACAGCGGTCAGGACATTGCCCGCCACAGTGAAGGTGCCCGTCGGATAGACCAGCCACCCCGAGCCGCCGGAGAGGGCGAGGGCGAAGGTGCCGTTGGTGCCGCCTGCGCCGGGGGTGATAGCGCCGACACCCGACTGCTGCAACACCTTCGGGACATTGCTCGCAGCGGAATTCGGGAACGCCTTCGACACCGAGCTCGCAAGCCCGACGCTGCCGAGCGCTGCATTGGCGCCCGCAAGTGCGGTGTTGAAGCTCAGGGTGCCCGCCGCGTAGTCGGCCTCGGCCTGCGCCGTCGCGGCTTGGCCGCTCGCCAGGAGGTCGCGCAGCCGCTTCGCCTGCCCGATGGCAAAGAACATATCCGCGTCGCTCAGGGGAGGGGCGACGAAGATGATGTCCTCCAGCAGGCAGTCCTGGTCGGGGACGAAGGCCTGGACGAATTGCCCGCTGGCCGGGAAGACATGCGCGCCGAGGGAGTCGAAGATGTCGACTTGGTAGCGCGTGCCTTGGGTGCCCAGGGCGTTCGGGAAGACGAAGATGTTGCCGAGGCCGTTGGCGTCGCAGGCGAGGTTGGTCGGCCCTGCGGGCACGGTGCCGCCGGTGTCGACCGTGTAGACGTCGTCGCGCAGCAGCGTCAGGCGGAGGGTGCCATTGGGCACAGTGGTGCCGACGACCTCGAACAGGTTGACGGCGACCTTCCTGGTTGGAATCGTCATGTCTTAATGCCTTCTTCTGGGATTCAGGTGGTCGGGCCCTGCGGCGCCATGCGCGCGTAGAAGCCTTGGCCGTCGGAGAGCAGGAGGAAGATGGAACCGGGGCGCTGGAAGACTGGCCGCCAGCAGGCCGGGGTGGGCTCGCCCGCCACATCGACGATCGCAGCCTTGAAGAGCGGGCGCAGATCCTCCGGGATGCGCTCAGCCACCTCCGGGGCTTGGCAGGGCTCCATGGAGAGCTGCACGCGCACGCGATCCCCCTCCTTCATCTCCGAGTGCACGGGGGCGCTCAGGCCGAAGACCAGGAGCAGCGCGAAGGCCAGCATCAGCAGGAAGGCGAGGGGGCCGGGGTACTTTTGGATGAAGCGCCGCATGTTCGTATCTCCTCAAAGGTTGAAGTCGGGAAGCACGGGGTCAGGGAAGCAGCGGCAGTTGGGGCCGCAGCCGGCGTGATAGGGCGCGAGGCCCTTGTCTGTCTGAGGCGGATCGTCCCAGCGGACATACTTGCCGTTCTGGGCCTTGTGTGTGGGCCGAACCGCGCCGTCCTCGCTGGTGCGCCAGATGTAGCCCTCGCTGCCCGCGTACATGGCGCGGGCCTGCGTGAAGCTGGAGGCCGCGCGGGCGACCTCTGTGCGCGCGATGAGCGTTGCCCTGGAGGCTGTCACCTTGCCGCTGGCCCGGATCATCTTGGCGATCTCGTCCGCGCGTCTCGAGTCGACGAGGCCCTCCTGCACCAGCGCGTGGACGCGTTGCGCCGCCTTCCTGGGCAAGGACTGGATCAACTCCACCTGCTGCGACATGAGCGCCTGGAACACCATGCCCGTCGGCGCCTGCTCAATCTCCGCGCGCAGCGAGCGCCCCATGTCCTTGCTCAGACGCTTCCACGCCTGGAGGTTGCGACGCTCGACATCCGCCAGCATGTAGCGGCTCACGCTCTCGGCCCAGGGTCGGAGTTGCTCCGCGTAGCGTTCGAGCGTGTGCCGGATGTAGCGCTCCGCGCCCTGATCGACAAAGCCGTCGTGTGCGAAGCCTTCGATGATGTTCTGCACCGCCCTCGCAACGCTGCGGAGCCGGGCCGCGTAGGAGCGTTCGGCCACGCGAGCATCCTCCCACCGGCTCCGCTTCCCGGTGCGGTCTAGTCGCGCCATGGCTCCTCCTTACTTGACGAGGGGCTTGCGCTGTTGCTTGCCCTTCTCTTTCGCCAGCCGCTCCGCGTGTTGGCGGCCCTTGTCGGCCTCCTTGGCGGCGTGCTCGCGGGCCTTGTCGGCTTCGCTGGCCTGATGCTCCCGGTCGGCGTCGGCCTGATCGGCTTCGTGCTCCAGGCCCATCTCCATCTCCGCCATCGGCGCCATGACCTCGTCGTCGGCCTCTTCGATGGCCTCGTCGGTGATGTTGGTGAAGACGCCTGTCAGACGGCCCACCTGACGCAGCTCCCGGAGGCTGGTCTGGCGCCCGATGAGGCCGTTCTCGTAGGCCCCACCGATGGCATCGCCAACCGTCTTCGCGACGTTCGCCTTCTCCTCGGGCTTCATCTGCCAGAGCGAGGCGAAAGCCAACTCGAAGTCGTCACTCAGCGTGATCCCCTCGCTTGCCGCGATGCACCGGTAGGTCGTCGTGACGCCTGTGTGCATCTCGGCGTTCTGGTCCTGGCTGATGCCGTCGTAGTAATTCCGCATGTCGCTCTCGCCGGTGCTATTCAGGCCGGCCGGGCTCTGCCCGAGGAGGCGCGTCAGCGGGATCTGGAGCGCGCCGCTGAGTTGCATGGCGAACTGCATCAGGATGTCGTCGAGGCCCGAGAAGGTGCCGGCGCTGCCTTGCACATCGAGTTCGTCGGAGGCGTCGATCAGCGAGAGGCCCTCGATGTTCTGGAAGCGCCGCATGTTCTCGGTGTAGGCGACGAGGCCCTGGAGAGCAGCGCCGCCGGCCGCCACGATGTCACGGAGGCCCTCCACCTTGAGCGTGCGCAGGAAGGCCTTGTAGACCAGTTGCGCGGCGCCGCTGCTGGCGCTGTCGTAGGAGAGCATGCGGTCGTTGATGCGCTCCAGAACGCTCTCGCCCCAGAGGTTCTCCGTGAGGGCTTGGTTGTAGGGGAGCTGGATGCCGATGTGACGCAAGGCGATGCGGCTATAGTGGATGACCGCGCCACGCAGGGCGGGCGCATTGACATGCACCTTGTAATACTTCGGCAGCCCCAGATCCGGGCCGAGGTCGGTGACCAGATCGGTGAGGTCGGGCTCCAGCATCCAGCGGTCGAGGACCAGCAGCCCCTTGTACTGGCCCGCCCCGATCGTCTCCGTGCGGAGCGGGGTGCGGAAGTCCTGGCCCTCCACCATGTGCACAGCGATGCCTCCCCCGTAGAGGCGCCCCCACTTGATCGCCTCCGCCAGCTTCGGCCAGATAGCGAGCTTGGTGGCGCATTGCTCCATGCAGGCGGCGTCCTCTGGGGCGAGCTCCGTGACAAACTCCACCCCGGCTCGCGTCATGTCCTCGGCGACGCAGTCGATGGCGGCGCCCGCCAGCCAGGAGCCGCGGTACATCCATTCCAGCAACTGCCTGTTGCGCGTGATGGGGTTGAAGCCGTAGCTCGCGGTCGTCAGCGGGTTGTCGGCGCCGACCCCCATCTTGTGCGCGAGGTTGATGAAGTTATCCATCGTCACCGGGGCGACGAGGGGCTGGCCGCTGGTGGGGCTCTTGCTCGCCTTGACGCCCGGCTTCGGGCTGGGGAAGGCCGCAGCCCTGGCCTTGGCGTCATCACGCGTCGCCTGACGCGCCAACGCCTTTACTGAGGTCTTCCTCATGCTGTGCTCCAAAAGAAAAAGCCGCCCGAGGGCGGCTGGTGGCGAAGAAGCGGAGAAGGGCTTTTACGCGTCCTTCCCGAACTTCTGCTTGTGCGCCTTCTCCAAGGCGTCCAGCTCGCGCTCGGTCTTGAAGACGTCGGCGCGGTGGTTGTGGTAGTGGACGGGGGAGACCTTCTTCGCCCGCATGTTCTCCACCAGCTTGCGTAGCTTCTTGATCTTCGCCGCGCTGGCGGCTTCCTCGCCACCTTCGCCAGAGGAGGAGGAGGAGGAGCCACCCGAGCCGAACTTGCCATCAGGGGCGCGCGGGTGCTTGCTCTCCTGCCAGTTATCGCTGGTGGCGGCGGAGTGGTGGATGTGGACGTGGATGTCGCGACGCATGTTTCGTTTCCTTTCCTTTTATGGGAGCACGCCCCAATGCTAAACCGTAGCGGGCTGCACCAGCTTGAGCCCCAAGGCTGCGAGAGCCTGCACCTCTTGCCCTTGCGCGTCGGCGCGGATCGTGACGGCCGCGTAGAGCGCCTGGATCTGCGCCAGCGTGATGGTGCTGCCGCCCGCCGCCTGGTAGGCGGCAAACGTCGCGGCGGCGTCTCCCAGCAGCGCGGCGAGCTGGGAGTCGACCATGCCGGTACTGACCCAGTGCGTCGGAGCGCCCGTGCCGGTCGCGCTGAGGCCGGTCAGCCAGAGGCCGTCGGCCGCTCCCTGCGGGGAGACCTGGAGCGCCAGGGCGCGGGCCGTGGCCTTCTGGGAGTCGGGCACGACCATGAAGCGGTGAATCATTGCGGTCATAGCGCGATCCCCATGCGAGAGCCCACGAAGCGCTCGACGCGGGCTCGCGTGGCTGCGTCCGTGGCAGCGCCGCGCCCGAGCAATTGGTAGGTGCGGCCGTTGAAGGGGATCGTGTTGTTTCCCCGCTTGAACGCGTTGAGTGGTTGCGCTGCGAAGTTGCCCGTGCCCTGAGACAGGGAGTTTGACGCCGCGAGGGCTCCATTCACGTACAGGCTCATCGACGGCGCCGCGATGTCGGATGCGCCCGTCAGCACGTTGAAGATCGGGGCCGGGAAGCTGGCCGCCGACTGCGCGCCGCCGCCCGGGGTCGTGCCACCGCTGCGCCACTGGTAGTTTCCAGAGCCGGCCGTCACTGGCGCGAACATGCCGAAGGTGCCCGGCGTCGTGGCGCTTGTTGAAGAAAGCTCCAGAAGCGCGGCGGCCGTCACATCCGAGGCTTTCATGATTCCAGCCCACACGGTCATTTGAGCCGTGCCGCTGAAGTCCACGTTGCCAGTCGTCGCCATGCCGTCGTCAGTGCCGTCCGTGGACCAGTACATGAAGCCGTTGGCGTCCACCTGGAGGATCGGCCGACTCGTCGTCGTGCCCTGCGTGAGGTGGTTGCCGAAAATCTGCATCACAGACAGGTTGTCGACGACGAAGGTCTCCCCGTTCAGCGCGCCCGGCATGAGGAACGAGAGCGGCGTGGAGCCGCCACGAGTGGCGAGGAACTTCTTGCCGGTTCCTACCGAGCCGATGACGTTAGTGGCAACGCATGTCACGTTGACGCTACGCGAGGCGGAAATGAGGTCGTAGACGGCCTCATAGACGTCCGCAGAAGTCCCGCCGACAGCATTGGCGGAATGGGAGGCCTGTGCATTGCCGACCCCGTTAGCGGTTACCACCAATTGCCCGTTGACCACGGCACCCGTGCAGTTCGTGAAGGTCCACGCGCTCAAGTCGGCGGTATCGAAGCCTCCGTTGACGATCTTCTGCGGGCCCCGCGTCAGCCCGAGGTGCTTGTCCAGCACGAGGCCCACGGCCTGCCCCACAGCCGTCACCGGCGTCGTGCCCAGGCTATCTTGGAACTGCGTGCTCAGATCGGCGGGGTCGTACCAGAAGCCCTGCTCGCCCGCGCCCCAGAGCAGCAGCAGTATGGAGCCCCGGCGGCCCGCGCGCTGGTGGGGCGGCGCGACCGGGGACCGCGTGACGGCGGCCATCAGCTCTTGTCCACGCCCGCGATGCCGACGCTGGCCCGCCGGATGACGCGAAAGGTGCCGGGGCCGATGATGTTCTGCGCGGGCGTCAGCACGTTCATGCGCGCGCCCGGGATGCCGATGTAGTCGCCGCCGCTGGTCTTGATCTGCACATCCGCGACCGCGTCTGCGGGGAGCGCGCCCTGGCCCGTGGCGGGCTTGAGGTTGACCGTGGCGCTGGCGCCGTCGGCGAGGATGATGTCGGCGCCAGCGGTCTCCGCGGTGCCGGGGGCGAGGTATTCAGCCATGTCTGGGATCTCCCAACTGAGAGGGGGTTGATAGGTTAGAGGCCGCGCTCCTCGCGCTCCTTCTCCTGGAGCCACTCAAGGAGGCGCGTCTTGTAGGCGTAGCAGTGCGGGAAGTCGCCGGGCGGGCATCTGACGGCCTCCACACGCGCGATTGCCTGGGAGGGGCTATCGGAGGCCCTCCCGGCGAAGAAGAGCCGCTCGCAGAGCGTTCTGTTCTCCCTCCAGGCCTTGCCCTTGGCCGGATGCGGGTAGGGCCAGGGCGCCACTAACGCGTCACCCAGAAAAAGAGCAACAGCCAGAGCGGCCACAGGACGACCAGCATCACGCGCTTTGTCCAGCGGCCGACAGGCGGATGCCGGGCAAGGCCTGGGGTCGTGCGGATCACAATCAGCGCGCCCAGGAGCAGGTAGAGGAGGAAGAGGATCAGCGTGACCGACATGGCCCTAGCCCTCCTTCCTGGCGGCGCGCTTCTTCCGCCGCACGATGAAGCGCATGGAGTTGGTGGGGAAGAGGCCGCGCAAGCCGTTGGGCGTGTAGAGCATCTCGGCTCCGCTGGCCTGGACCTTCTTCACCGCCTCGCTCTGAGCCCTCAGGAGGAGGGCCTGGGCCTCGTCCTTGGTGGCCGGGTCGCTGGCGAGGGCCTCCACCTTCCTCAGATACTCAGCGCGCTCCTCCGCTGATGCCGGCCTCGGGTCGCCCTCGTGGCTGCTTTGCATTTCCATGTTGTCGCTCTCCTATGAAATAGGTAACGTCAGTGGCGGGCATCCTGGGCTTGCCTGCCCAACTTCTCCCACACCCCCTGCGGGCCGCCCTTCTGGATCTGGCCGTCATGCCCGTAGCGCACGCTGTCCCAGGCGTGATTGTGTGCGTCGATGAGGATGGGTAGCACAATGGGCTGCCCGTGCTCGTCGACCCGCTTGGGATCGGTCTTCCAGCGCCAGAGGTAGGCCTCTTTTGCCGTGGCTTGGCAGCGTGGGTGGATGCGGATCTCCTTGAAGCCCCGCAGATAGCGGATGCCGTCCTCCACGCTCCCCTGCCACTTCTCGGCCGGATAGGTGCGGAAGCCGCGCTTCTTCAGGTGCGCGATGGTGCCCGGAGCCGAGGCATCGCTGCCAATGGGCCAGTCGTGTACGCCGGGCACGCTCTCCAGGAATTCCGGCATGTCATCCAGCTCGACGCCGCTCCCGTAGGCCTCGTGACTGATGTAGAGGACCAGGTCATCCCTGCGCTTCTCCTCATTCCACTCCTCCAGCACAAAGGAGCGTGTGAGCGCCATGGGATCGGTGTTGCCGAAGTCGAGGCCATAGCGCAAGGTGGCCGGGCCACAGGGCTTGCCGCGGTAGCCGTCGCGGCGCAGCCAGATGTCGTCGTCGAAGTCGACGACCCTGTACTTCCGGTTGAGCACGATGGCGTTACTAATGCGCTTCGGCGCCCCAAGCCAGACGTGCTCGTAGAGCTCGTAGTCGTATTCCTTGTCGAACTCCATCTCCTCCCGTAGCTCGTCGGAGAAGAAGGGGTTGGAGTCGTAATTGACTTTGTGGCAAATGATGCGCGAGGGGTCGCGCTGGGCTACTACAAAGCGCCTGTAGGTGGCGTCGTTCTCCTCGTTCATGTTGAACGAGATCCAGATCTCTGAGCCCGCCTTGCGGATGGTCGGAATTATCACGCGCCAGCTCGCCTCACTAATCGTGTGCGCTTCCTCCGCCCAGACTATGTCGATGCCCTCTACGGAGCGGATGTTGTCGATGTTGCCGAAGCAGCCCTTAAACGTGAACTCGCTCCCCACCTTGGAGCGAATCTCGTTCTTGGTAATCTCGAACCACGACTCCAGGCCGAGGCGCCGAATCGTGTCGGCGAGGACCTTGTGGCTGGAATCTTTGATGGAGTTCTGGTACTCGCGGAGGCAGAGAATGCGGAGCGGCACCGCCGCCGCTAACCTAATAAGCGCCTCCGCGATGGCCCAACTCTTCCCCGAGCCCCGGCCGCCCCAGTAGACCTTGTAGCGAGCCTTCTTATAGTAGAGGTCGGAGAAGACGTGATTCTTGTCCAGTACCAGCGAGGTGCCGACCGGAATCTCCGGCATGCGCTCCTCGTTATCACGCGAGGCGGAGCCCGCCTCCTCTACTAGCTGGAGCCTATGCTTCTTGATCCGGTTCCGTCTCGCTGCCTCCGCCAATAGCAAGGTCAACGCCTGCTTCGGCGGCAGCGCTCTTAATGAGTTCGTTGAGATCGCCATCGCTTACCCCACTGAGCAATTCCACCGTGGACATCTTCGGCGCGTAGTAAGGGGCCGCTGCCTTGGCGGCGTCCTTGGCCGTGTCGACGTCGATCTCCTGATAGGTCTCCACATGGTCGCCGGTGGGCAGCACCTTGACGATGCGCACCGGCTCCCCGCGTGCCATGGAGAGGAGGATCTCGTGTGGGAGTAAGCCGGTGCGGGCTGCTGCCTCCCGAGCCGCCTGACTCAACCTATTCAGGGAGCCCGGGGGGCGGCCTCCCTTGTTGCCGGGGTTGCCCTTGTTGAAGGCGCGGCCGTCTAGCCACGGAATGCGCTTCCGGCCGCCACCCTTGCCTTGAGAAACGGTGTTATTCATCTCTTTGGTCTTCCTATCTGTGTAGGAGGTCTCGCAGTTGCCAGATAAGGGCTCAGCCGCGTACTAAGCTCTTACCTGGGTACTAAGAATTAACCTATTTAGGCCTGGGCCCGGCCTCCTGGCACCCCTAAACCCGGCTGGAACCCACGCCAGTGCTAGGTTTAGGGGTGGCCTGCTGCGCTCAGCGGCTCCTTGTTAGGCCCGGCCTGCCCGGGAGCGTGCGCCGCGGTTGCTCGCCTGCCGCCCCTGGTGCCCGCTTGGTAATGGAGAGGGGGCCGGTGAGGTCGCCACCCTGCCCACACGAGGCGACGTTGCAGCGCCAGCGTGGACTCTGGCCCATGAGCTGGTACTCAGCGGGCCAGAGGTCATTACATCCGGGACAGTTGGCTCCCGGTGCCTTCTGCCTGTCCAAGGCCGCCCACCCTTAGGTTAGGGTTGCGTGGCCGGGAGCTGGGCGGGCGCGTGATAGACGCGGACGCTGTGGGTGGCGCCGGAGCAAAACGTCATGGCGCCCGCGCTCCACTGGCCGGTCAGGTGGCCGTAACACTCCACCACGACCTCCTGGTCGGGGGCGGGCTCGTCGACGGCTGCCACGTGTGCGTCGATGCTGGCGAGGGCAGCCCCGGCGTCGCGGGCGTGTTCCGGCATCTGCGCGAATTGCGTGGCGAGGGCGGCCTTGGCGCGCTGGGCGGCCTCGTGCTTGCTCTTGCCGCGTTGGGTGGTGCTGTAGCTCATGTGGGCGTTCTCCGATTAGGTTAGCTGGGTGGAAAAGAAAACGCCCTCCCCGGCCTAACCTAAAAGCCATGGGGAGGGCGTCACGACAAAAAGAAGCGGCCCCCGAAGGAGCCGCCTAAGCCTAGTAGCTGGAGGGATCGAACCTCACCCCAGGGATTCCGGGCAGCCCCACAGAGGATGGGTAAACAGAAGCCGCCCGGCTCCCCTGGTCCGCCTCGCGTACTGCCCCGCTGCTCTCTTGCTGATGTTGAGAGGCCAGCTTCCGACGCCGACTAGGTGGCCCCATTTTCGGGGAGTCGGCTGTAGATAGGCAAGTGCCTTACTGGGCCGTTTAGGGAGGCCCCTCTAGGTTACCTCCGCCTTTGGAGGGAGAGCCGGGCAAGTTGCGCGTGTAGCGCTGAGGCGCGGCGAGCGTTTTGCGTGTACTCGTGGCTCGCCCGGTTCAGCTTCCTCTCAGGTAACCTAAGTGGCTGCGCCTGGTCGACACATTCGTCACGCCATACCTGGAGGGGCCGAGAAGGGGCTTTCCCGGGCTCCTGGTGCTCGATCATCAGCGGAAGGCCCTCAGCATCGGCCAAGGCCTTCAAACGCTCCAAGAGGCGCCATGTCCGGGCGCGGGTAATGGGGCTAATGAAGAGGATCTTGTATGGCTTGCTCGCGGTCATTGCTCAGCCTTCGCCAGGGCGTCCCACATCCTCAGCCCAGCCAGCCGGGCGAGGTCCATCACATCAACCGGGCCGAGCTGCGCGGCCTTCGGATTGCCCTGGGCTCTGCGGGCCAGCCACGCGATTGTCAGGCCCGTGTGATCCTCGCCGAGGAGGATAACCCCGCTCGCCTTCGGGAGCTTAGGCTCCAGGCTCTCACGCCCTTTGCGCCAGATGTCGGCCGGCATCGCGTAGTAATGCTTCCAGACCTTCGGCGGCCATTCGCGCATGCGCTGGTGCTTCCAGTCACCGGTCTTCATGTCCCAGGCCCTACGCTCCCACCACTTATCCTTCTTCGGATCGGCGAGGAGGTCGGCGCGGCTGATCTTGATCTCGATGTCAATCAGCCGCAGGCTCGGCTGGTGAATCGCCAGGAGGTCGGCTTCGTGGCCTGCCCAGTGGCATCGCGGCACGATGACGATCTTCCGCTGGAAGAGCTGGCTGTGCACCAAGGCCCTGCCGATGCGAGCCTCACTCCAGGGCAGCGCCTCGGCCTCCACAAGCGGGAGTCGCCTCATCGCAGGGGCCTCAGCGTCCCCAGCATCAGCCGGCGCTGATAACGCGTCTTGCTCTGGATGATGGCGTGGCCCGGGGCGAGATGCCTGTCATAGTGGAAGCCCTGGAAATCCTCGTAGCGAGTGTCGAGGATGCGGAGCCACACCTCCTCCACGGTGTTCGTGCCGTCGTGGCCGTGCGACACCATGCAGGCATGCGTCCACCGCGGCGCATCCTCCACCAGGGGCAGCCGCCTCACTTCCGCGCCTCCCGGGCCCAGGCCCGATGGTTCCGGATGTAGCAGAGCGTGACCATGATGTTCATCGGCAGGAAGCCGACATTGCGGCTCCAGTCGTTGGCAATCCAAAGCAACCAGAAGATCTGGCCCCCAAGGCTGAAGGCCCAGGCCTTCGGCCACTTGCGGCCCTGGAGCTCGATAGCCACGATTGTGATCGCACTCATGAGCCAGGGCAGGTACGTCGCGATGATGTGGCGCATCGGCCCCTCCTCGGATTGGAGTTCAGCGCCCGCCTGCGTGCGTCTGCGAGCTTTAGCGCCTGTTCCCGCGCTGCTTCCTCGGAGCCCCTCGCTCCTATTGTGGGGTGATGGCGAGGCCGTGCACTCCTCGATTCCGCTGGCCCCGTGTGCAGCCCGGGTCCTCTCAACGGCACTCTCCAGAGGTCGTTCCGATCCCACTCTTGGCCTCGTCGCCCGCAGGCGGCTCGTCACCCCGCCTACTTGCTGGTCGCTGACGCCAGCCCCAGGGAATCGCCGAAGTCCAGGCCTCGCCATCGGGGAAGAGAGCAGCTCTGGGGCTCTGGGACTGGCTCTATGTGTTCCCTGCCCGCGAGCGCTGCTCTCTTCCCCCATGGCCCCTCCTTGCGGAGGGAAAGGGGCCGGCGTGTTCTGAGCCTCTGTCGCCGGCCCCGCCCCGTTTCTTTTTCGCGGAGGGCATCCTCCGCCACCTAGCTATACCCCCAGCCTAGAAAACGATCCCTCCCACGCCAAAGCCGACGGCTCTCATCGGCGCGGGAGGGGCTAGTCTGAAAGAGCCAAGGGACCACCGCGCTCGGCCCCAGGGGCTCGCGGATACCCGGAGACAAAGGCCCGCGAGCCGGTCTCCATTCGCCCTATTCCAGGCCGTTAGCAAGCCGGGGAATCCAATGAAAAAGCCCGCTCTGGGCGGGCCTTCTTGAGCGGAGGTGCAGTTCTCACCTCTAGCTAATGCGACCGGATAATAGGTGAAAAATACGGAGGTTTGCAACTCCAGCCAAAATTTAGAGGTGGTGGCCGGTGATTCCGGCAGCGTCGAAGATGGTGGAGACCTCCTCCCACGCCTGGAGTTCGCAGGCCTCCAGGTATTCCATGATCCAGCCCCGGTGCTTGGCGGCGGTGGTCAGGTTCACCCCCGCCTCGGCCGCCATCTCGGTGAGCGTGCGACTGTCCTTGGTGAAGAATTGCTCCACGATGCGGCGGCGCAGCAAGGGCTGGGAGCTGAGGCCCTTCTTCCCAGGCACCTTCAGCACATCGGCGCGGAGCTGGATGATCGCGCACATGTCCCCGAGGGCATTCAGCCAGCGCTCCGTCGGCCGGCGCCCGGAGCAGCAAAGGGTGCGGCAGGAGCAGGGCTTGTAGGCGGTGGTACAGAGCCCCGCGAGCACGGCCTGGTGCTCGATGTCGAGGCGGCCAAAGTGGTAGAGGATGATGCCGGCCTGGTGGTGCTTCTCCAGGCCATCGCGCCATCGCAGCGCGTAGGGGCGTACAAGGCTCCCTCCCCTCTTCTCCTTAAGCCGGGCCTGCTCCATCTCCAGGAGCTGCTCCGGGGTCTCCGCGCCCGGGATCGCCATGCCCAGGATCTCCGCTTCGCTCTTGCGCTTCTTGCGGGGCTTCTTCATCTCCACGCGAATCGAGGCCATGGCCTTATTCATGAAGGCGGTGGGCGTGGTGACTTGATCGGCGTTGAGCGCAAAGGAAAGCGCCTTCCGGCAGTCGTCGAAAGGCGCTAGGTCTTCGGGGGCTGGGGCATTGCTCATGCCCCGAGCTATACGGCTACATGCTCGCGTGCTGCTCGGTGCTCAGCTTGGCCCCGCGAAGGCCTTGCAGGACGGCCGCAAGATCTGGGGCGCGGTAGTGGCTCCCCTTGATCCACTTGCCGTCCGGCGTCTTGTCGATGCGCCCCGTGCTCGGATTGGCCTTGCTCAGATTGGAGCCCCCGACCTCCTCGTAGCCCTCGGAGCCGGGGAGGCCGGAAGCGAGCGTGAAGCCGCAATTGACGACCGCGGTGTCTGTGGTGCCGTCGAGAATCTCAACTGCCTCCTCCATCTTCAGCTCGTACATGAACTCGCGCAGCTTGGCGAGCTCGGCGCGCAGCCCCACCGACTCGTTGGTCATCGTGAAGGCAAGGATGCGCAGGCGGCCGCGTATCGTCTTAATGGCGATTACCTCCTCAGGTGAGAAGCTGGCGCCGCCCTCGTTAATGAGGCTCAGGAGGCGATCCAGGGGCTTCAACATGGCAGCATAGGTCTCGGCCACTTCCTCAGCGGTCAGCGCCAAGTATGTGAGGCTGTGCTTGGTCATCATGGGATGCTCGGGCAGGAATTGATCCGAGATCTGCATCAGGTGCTTTTGCATCGCCCAGGGATCGACCGCGGCCGGCGTGATGCGGCTGTCGATGTCGAGCGGATCTTTGGCGCAATCCATGCGGGCCAGATAGAGCGTGCCCAGGAGGAGCGAGGCTACGACCAGGGCACAGAGCGTCGCCGGGAGGTAACGCCCGGGCACATAGACGATGGCACCGCTCACGGAGAAGAGGATGGCGCAGACCCAGACGCCGTACCAGCGCATGTCGAACTTGACCACTTTACTTCTCCTTCACGCGTTGGGTTGGTGGGCGAGCAGCCTCGCTACGCTGCTCTGGGAGTCGCCACCCATCTCGATGTGCTCGGTGAGATAGGCGGGCTCCTTGGTGTAGATGGCGGAGTTGGCGCCGTGCTCGCGCACCTCCACGCTCACGAGGCGACAGCGCGGGGAATAGCCGTTGTCGCTCAGCCAGACCTCGGCGGCCTCGTAGATCATCTCGGCGAACTTCTCGCAGCCACACGCCGGCACCACCACCACGTCAGCGGCGCCGAGCGCGGCCAGCGCCATCATCTCCTGGAGAGCGGGGTCATCCTCGGCGACGAGGAGCTTGTGGTCGAAGGTGTCCTGCAACCAGCCCTTAAGGCTCTTCAGCGAGCCGAAGTCGACGACCCAGTTGCGAGTGTCGAGGGCCAGCGCCTCGAACTTGAAACTGACGGCCAGCGCGTAGCCGTGCAGGAACTTGCAGTGGCTCTGTGCCCGCCACTGGCGGAAGCAGCAGCTCAAGCCGATGTCGTGGCCGTAGCTCTTGGTGGATTGGTAGCGGGGTACCATGGGGCTCCTCGATAAAAGAAAGGGGCGCGAAGCGCGCCCCAGAGCTATACCGAGGAGGAGGCCACTCTTACGTCGTCGGGGGCTTTTGTGGGAAGGCTTGGGCATCACTCCCCTCCACGCCATCCTTGCCCCCGCCGCCTGAAATTCGCTGCCAGCCCAACTCCTCCAACAAGCGAGCCTGCTGATCCCAGGTCAAGCCATAGCGGAAGAGGGCATCCGCCAAGGCCGGGAGCATGAGGGGATTGTCCTTGCCCGCCTTCATGTACGCGGCGAGGGCCTGGGCCGCGGTCAGCGTGCCGGCTTGGCTATTGTGGGTGATTCTGTGCGGCCAGCGGAAGCGGTGCTCGCCACCCGCCGGAGGCTTGAGGGGCTGCGTCGCGGTGCTGCCCGCGAGGCGGAGGCTGTAATCCTTTCCGAGGGGCGCCCCACCACCAGTGGCGGTCTTCATGAAGCACTCCCGCACCTCGGCCAGCGTCGCGGCGTGAAAGACGGCGTCCAGGCTCCCCAGTGCGTACTTGCACTCGAAGAGCCCAGCGTTTCGCGTCAGCGTGAGCTCCACGCCTACAGCCTTCGCGGAAGCGCAGAGGTCGAGCCACTCCTGCACGATCTCGCTCTCGCTGCGCTGGTCACACATCGGCCCATTTACACAGCCATTCATGCTTGCTTCTCCTTCTTGCGTTGCAGTTCTTGAGTGGCGCCGCGCGCCTTGGCGTCGATGGGAAAGCCGTTGTAGGTGCTGCCAGGAGCGTCCGCCCAGCCGTCGCTCTGGCACTTGGCGTTGACCATCTGGGCCAACCCCTGCGTGAGCTCCGCGACAAAGCTCCTGAAGAGGGCATTCCAGAAGGCAAGCGTAAAGAGCGCGGCGAGAACCGCGCCCACGACCATGCCCACCCCGAACGCCAGCAGCAGATGTGTGGTGGTGAAGAAGGGGCTCGTGATCTCCATGGCTTCAGGCCTCCGTGAGGATTTTGTAGGCCTCCTGCTTAAAGCCGTTGCCCCGGCCGAACCAAGCGCTATCCAGGCGCGTGTCGGGGGTGCGGCCCATCTCGTGATCCACGTGCTCGGTGATGGCGTTGAAAAGGCCCCAGCGCGTGCCCTTGGAGGTCGCGAGATCAGCGCCCCGGCCCTCGCCCTGGAAGAGGCTCAGGATGCGGCCGACGCTGCGGCTATCTGTGGGCTGCTCCTCCTCGGCGCCGCCCGCGTCGATGCCCAGCCAGGAGAGGTCGAGCTTAGGCTTCCGCTGCTTCTCCTTCTTGCTGCTGTCGCAGAGGATGCGCGTGAGGAATTCGCGGGCCTCGTCGAGGGTGACCGGGGTCTCCGCCATCTCGCGGGCCGACTCCATGAAGGCGGCGAAGCTCTTTTGCGCCGCCTCGACGCCGAGCTCCTTCTTGATGTAGGAGCTGTCGAAGCTGGAGCGATGCGAGAGCCGTACCATCGCCTGGGAGCCACCCTCCAGGGCTTGCCGGAAGGTGTTAGCACAGACGACTCGCACGTTGGTCAGAGCGCCCGTCGTCTGCATGCTGCCATCCAGGCTCGTCGCGAGGAGGAGGTTGAGGGCGACGCTGTCCTTATGCCCCTTCACGAAGCGCTGGGCGTCCTCACAGGTCGCCATGACCCAGAGCTTGCGGCCGCCGCGCATCGTGCCCGCGGTGTGGATGTGCCAGCCGCCGCCCTCGGTGAACTCCCGAAAGAACTCAAGGATCTCTCGGGGCTGGTGCGGCTGGTAGCCGCTGCCCACGATGGCGAGAGGCGCGTCGTTGTCCGAGCGATAGAGGGCCTTGTAGTCGTCGAAATAGATGGCGTCGTTGTCGGGGTGGCCGATGAGGGGAACCCCCTCTCTCGCCTCCCAGTCCATGCCGGCCTCCTTCGCCCACACGCCGATGGAGGCGCCCTTGGTGACGTTCTGGCCCAGGCCATGCCAGGGCGTCTCACCGACGAAGGCCATCTCATAGCGGCCATCGTGGCGTAGGGTCAGTTCGTGTGCCATGTTGAATCCTCTGTGTATCTAGGTTACTGGCCCGGCCTGGGCCGGGGCTGATGCAGGACGTCCTCGTAGAGCGCGGTCTCCGTCATCTCGACAAGCGTGTTACGCGCCTGCTCCTCGGGCATGCCATCGCGGCGGAGGTAGCCGTAGAAGGGGTCTCCGCACATGCTCACCATGAAGTGCTTGACGATGCGCTCCTCCTTCACGCCCTGGCGCATGATGGCCCGCGCCGCATCGCCGAGGCACTGCCGGGTGCGCACGTAGAGGCCGATGACGGTGCGCTGGCGAGCCTCCAGTGCGGGGTCGTAGGGCAGGTCGGCGGCCTGGGCAGAGATGGTGGCGGCGAGGATCGCCAGGGTGAAGGCAGAGCGCATGATTGGTGTCTCTCTAGAAGTCGAGATGGGTCTTGACGCCGGCAGCGGCGCGGAGTGCCATGATCGCGCCGAAGGTGGCGGCCAGGGCGAGCTTGTCCTCCTTTTCGACCCACTTGCGGAGGTCGTCCATCGGGATGTCTTCGGGCTTGTTGTTGTTCTTGAGGAGCTTCTTCAGGTGCTTCGCCATGGAGAGCCCCAGGTCGTTGAGTTCCTGGTCACTCAAGGCGCGGAGCTTGATCGTGCGGCCCTTCTTCGCGGCCTTGGCGGCACGCACGTCATGCAGCCCCTTCTGGAGCGCGGAGCGGGCCTTCTTGTCGCCTTTCTTGGCGGCCTTCGCCTGGGCGACCAGCTTCTTCTGCGTCGCCTTGTCCCCCTTGGCGATCTTGGCGATGTGCTTGGCATCCATCTTCGACACCTCGCCCTTCTGCGCCGCCTCCTGCACCTCCGGGTCGGCCTCCAGGAGTGCGAGCATCTCGGTCACGTGGGGATGCGCGCGGCCGACGGCCTCGCAGATCTCCTGAATCGTCATGCCCTCCACGCCCTCGTCGGGGAATCCATCCTTCAGGCGCTTGTAGGCGGCAGCCTCTTCCATGGGGAGGAGCGGCTTCTGGCTGTTCTCCACGAACATCTGGATGGTGGAGTGGCGGATGTCCTGCTTCTTGTCGACGATCTTCGCCGGCACACCGACAGGGAACTCGACCCCCTTCTTCCGCAGCAAGCGCAGAGCGAGGGTGCGGCGGTGCCCCCAGACGACAGCAAAGTGCTTCTTCCCGCCTTCGGCCAGCGGGTGGTCGGCGGGGATGCGACGCACCCCGAGCTGCTCCAGCAGGCCGCCGCCGCTGGGATCGCGCTTCAGCTCGGCGTGGATCATCTCGGCGAGGCCCTCGACATCGCCCATGTCCCAGCGAATGTTCCAGGCGGGGTCGATGGCGATGGTGTCAGGGTCGATGAAGAAGGCGGAGGTGCGCTTCGTGACGCCGGGGCCTACGTCGCTCTTGCGAGTGGCTGGCGATTCAGTGGGAGCGACAGCGGTGGCGCTGGCTTCGGTCATTTTGAATCTCCTAAGGGTTGGTGTTGTTGACGGGGCCCATCTGCACCCATCCCGAAGCCCCGGCGCGCGGAGCTTCTGCGGATGGAGGCGTCAGGCCTTGAAGCCGAAGGCCTTACCCAACGTCTGCATCGCGTTCAGAATGGTGCCGTAATCCTGAAGATCGGCGTCCATCTCGCGCTGCCGCTCGGCCACGCGCTCCAGGGTCGTCTTCAGGGCGTCCAGATAATTCGCCAGCTTCTCCAGGGCCTTCTCGTCGCTGTCATCCTCCTTGATGTAGGGGAGCGGGCCGAGGGCGGAGCTGTAGGGCATGGCGGACATGCACTGATTGATGAGGGAGCGGGCGCTGGGGGCCTGCTCCTCGGCCTTCGGCGGCTTCAGGGCGGAGAGGCTGGCGGAACTACTGCGGGGCTTGCTCATGTGATTACTCCTGGGTGGGTTGTGTTAGAAAGGCTGCATGCCGGCGGCGATGCAGGCCCGCCAGAGGTCGCGAGCGTGTGCGATCTTCATGGCCCCGGAGGGCTCGTGCTCGCAACGCCAGTTGGTCGAGCGCACCCAGACGACGTCGGAGCGGCCCTTGATCCCCGTGAAGCTGATCCGCAGGGGCCTGCACGCGAACTCCTGCGGGTAAAAGAGCCCGAAGCTGTGGCCCTCGATAAGCTCCACCGAGCCCAGGCGAAGCCCGGGGTCATTGCTGTAGGCCTCGGGCCAGTAGTAAGGAATCGCGCGGCGCAGGATGTGGTCGGCGTCGTTGAAGCCCCGGCGCGAGGGCACGGCCGGCTGCGGCTTGGGCGTGTTCATGCTTGCTCCTTGGAAGCCAGGAAGGCCTCGTAGACGGCCCGCTCCGCTGCGATTTCGGCGCGGAGCTCGGAGTCCAGCGGGTGCCTGCCAGCCATGTCGTTCAGCGCCTTCTCCAGCGTGGCGCAGGTCTGCAGTCGATCGCGGGCCGTGTCCTGGCCCCAGGTAGAGCCGGGCTCGGCGAGCGCACTCGTCTCCAGCTTCTCGAGTTCCTCCAGGGAGGCGGAGCCCGTGTCCTCGTATTCGCGTTGCGCTGCGATGTCGTTGGCCTGCCCGATGAAGCACCTGAGGGCATCGCTCCAGCGGAGCCCATAGACCCCCAGGGAGAAGTGGCCCAGGCGCACGATCAGATCGGCGGGGCGCTGCTTCATCTTGTAGTGCATGAATTGGGTCGGGGTCAGGCTGAGGGTGCCATCCGTCAGCGTGTAGGCCGGGAGCTTCTTCGCCATATTTAGGTTCTCCTTAAGGTGAGTCGCATCTCTGAGCCGCCCGCGGTGGCAGGGGCTCAGGGATGGGTTCTCAGAGCGTCAGAGCTTGGCGGGTGCTGATCTCGCGCTCGATGTCCGTCACGCGGAGGTCGGCGAACTCGGCTTGTTGCTTCCAGTAGCGGAGGCAGCCCTCAGCATCGGCCTTGGCGTCCTGGGTGCGGGCCAACTCAGAGCGGAGGCTGAAGGCGTGGGAGTTGTTGTGGGCGCGGCGAGCATCGTGTTCGGCGCGGAGAAGCTCGCATTCGAGTTCGTGGCGGGTCATGTCGGAAAGGGCAGCCATGTGTATCTCCTTTGGCGCTCAGCGGAGGAATTCCGGTGGCGTGGCTAGATTATAGATAGATTCTGAACGCCCGTGCAATGCGAAAGAGGCGGCGCTTAGACCGCCGTTTATCGGATTCTCTTTACCTAGTCCTTCTTGGGCTTCTTCTCCGGAGGGAGGTTCCTGACAAGGCCCCGGCCCGGCACGATGCTCTCCCGGAAGGGCCAGGGATGCGGGAGCCGGCGCGTGGGCATCTTCGGCGGCTCCTGGGGCTCGGCAGGCTTCTTCTCCATCACGCCGGCAACTCCTCGCGCCGGCACGCCTCGAACTCGCGCTGTACCGCGTCCTTCAGCGCGAGGAGATCGGCCATGCTGGAGGAAGGCATCCAGGGACCCGCCTGCGCCTCCCGGTAGCGGGCCCAGGCCGCCTCCAGGCGCTCCAGGCGGGCCTCGGTGATGCTCTCGCGGAGCACGAGCTGGCAGACCTCGTCGGGCCGCACGTAGATGTAGGCGCCGGGCACATAGCGGCCCATGATGCGCTGGAGCGGGGAGCCCTCGCCGAGGCCCAGCGGAATCTCCTTCCCCAGGAGGCTCTCCGCCTCGTCGGCCGCCTGCTGCGCCGCCTCACGCTGCACGGGATTCCAGGCCACCCCCGCCGCGAGGCAGGAGCGCAGCCAGCGCATGCAGTTGGTCAGGGGCTTGTTGCCCGTGGGGGCGAAGTCGAGATCGCTGAGTTTCATGTTGGTCATCCTCTGAAGATGGCGGGGATGAGGCGCCCCGCCGGGCGCCTTCTTGGTTAGCGGCGGCCCAGGAGCCGCTCGTAGTGGGCGATGCGCTGGCCGCAGTAAGCGGCGGCGGGGTGCAGGGGCCGGACAAGCCCCTGGGGCCCTGTGGCCCAGCGAAAGAACGCCAGGGCGAGCCAGTAGGAGAGGGGTGCGAAGAGTCGCATCATCACGCCCGGAACTCCTTCTTCGGCTGGAGCGTCAGGCCGCCCATGGGCATCTCCTGCCACTCCAGGCCCAGGTCGTCGAGGAGTTCACACCCGACTTGCTCGCGGAATTCCGGCGATGAGAAGCTCAGGGCCCAGGCGACCACCGCCACGACCTCCTCGTCGACTTCGCGCTTCCCCATGCGAAGCAGCAGGGAGGAACTGGGCTTGCTGGGACCCCCGCCATGCTTGTCGAGCTTCTGAATGATCGGGGGCTTGTAGGAGTTGAAGGCCGGCTTCTTGGCGGGCGTGAGTTGGGGCAGTGACTTCATGCAGTGCGGGCACTGGAGAGCCGGAGTCGTCTTGCGGGTGCTCATCGTGCTAAGCCTTTCGGGTTGAATTGATGGGCGATGCGGGAGCGCATCTCTGAGCCCTCCAGGGAAGGCTCAGGGCGGAGCTCTTAGTCGCAGATGGAGGCGCGGCAGGTGCAGCGCACGACTTTGCGTTCGGCGTCGATGGCGTCGAGGGACCACGTCGCTCCCTCACCCGCGAAGCCCGTGGCCGTGCTGGCGGCCCAGAAGAAGGCATTGAGGCGCTTGGTGCTCTCCTCGCTGATCTCGCCGGAGAAGGGAATCTCGTAGGTGGCGTAGTCGGCGTAGGCCTCTTGCTTGTAGCCCGTGCTCACGGCCTGGGCGAGATGGAGGCGGGCGGAGCCGGCGGGCGTGTAGGGGTGGCGGAACCACTTGTTGCTGTCGCCGAGGAAGCGCTGGCCCCGGCGGGCGGCGGCCCAGAGGCCGCGAAGGTCGGTGGTCTTGGAAGCGGTGGCGTTCATCTGTTTCTCCTGGGTGCTCAGCGGAGGGATTCCGGTGGCATGTGGGGATTCTAGCATAGTCTATACATAGACTTTCAACGTCCGTTTATCGGCGCGGAGCCCTAGGGAAGCCGCCTACGCCGAGCCTCCAGCAGATCGCGCCGCCGGAACTCCTCCGCCGAGGGCCGCGCCACGAACCAGGAAGAGGCCCCGGCCTCGATCATCAGGAGCCGCCACATCTCCCGCTCCCATACGGCCCGATAGGGCTGGCTCTTCTCCCGGCGAGCCTTCCACCAGTAGCGGCGGGCCTCCTTCAGCCAGACGCTCTCGTCCAGGGATGCCACCGGAGCCTGGGCGCGCATCTGGGCTTGGCTCCTATTCATGGCGGCCCTCCCTGAACATGTGCTGCGCCACATAGAGAAGCATCTTGGAGCGGCCGTAGCCCGGCAACTCCTGGTCGACGATCGCAGCCAAGTCGGCCGTGTTGTTGGCGATGAGCTTCGGGCCTAGTGGAATTCCGGAGTGGCGCGCGAGTTTCTGGCAGCGCGCCACCAATAACTTGGCGAGGAGCCGCATGACGGCCAACCGCTCCGCTACCAAGAGTTCGGCGAGGCCGGAGCCCCGCATAAAACTCTCCACTGGCGCCCAAGCCGTAGGAGCCCCTAGTAGCCTCCGGAAGACCAGGGGGCCCGCCATCCCCCCACCCCCCACCCCGAGAGCCTCCTGTGCGGCCGTGTAAACGCTACTAGCCCAGGCCTCAAGCTCGCGGTCGGCTGGCTTTTGGCCCTGGAAGCGCAAGGCGAGGGCGTCGTAGAGGGCTTTTTGGTTGGCAGCCGACATCCGGTCGACAACGGCAAGGGCTTCCTCCACCCCCACCCCTTCCTTGTCGGTGAATTCGTTCAAGAGTTCGGCGAGCCTGTGCAACAAGCCAATCCTCCCTCCCCCTCCTCCCCCTCTATAGAGGGGGGAGGGGGGAGGGGGTGGTTTAGCAGCGCTTAGGTTAGCAGTAGGTAAGCTAGGCTGCCTGTAGCCAGTTAATTTAACACGCGGCTTCGTCACGGGCTTCTCCTTGCCTTAGTAGAGTGCGGCGCGGGGCCTCAGTTAATTTAGGTTAGATGCCCTTGGATCGCGTGTAGGCGCGCTCGTACTGCGCCGGCTGGGCGGCCCTCGGCTTGTTACTGGGGGCCTTCTTGGCGGCCTTGGTAACGATCGCCTTGGGCTTACTGGGAGCCGCGTCAGCGGCCTTCGGCTTCGGCCCCGGCCTCTTCTTGAGCCCGGCGAGGCCGCCCTGTTCCAAATAGGTTACGGGGTCCATGCGGAGCTCGATGCCGTTATCACGCGCCCACTTCCGGAAGGCGGCCGGCGGGCAGCTCACGCCGCCCCTCTCGTCCACCGCGCACGGCAAGGGAGCCGTCTTCCTGGCGGGGCCCTTGCGCCAGTTGTAGACGGTCATCGGGGTGACATCGGCGAGATAGCAGAGGTCGGGAATCTTGAGCTTCTTGGCGGTCATGTAATGCGCTCCTTGGGAGGGTTGGTGGTAGGGAGATTATACCAAGACTTTCGGGGCCTCCCCTCGGCATTTAGGAGGGTCCGGGTATAGCTGGCGGGCATTCCCTATCTTTTCAGGAGAGCAGCCATGTTCGGGCAAAACCCTATCCGCAGCGCCGACGCCGACCCGAATCGGATCAGCGTGCAATCCGCCTTCTACACCATCCAGGGCGAGGGCCCCCAGGCGGGCCGACCTGCGTTATTCGTGCGGCTCGCCGGCTGCAACCTCGCTTGCTGGTTCTGTGACACCGAGTTCGAGAAGCCAACCTTCAACGGCGCCCCGCAGGATCTGGCCGCCTGCCTGGAACGCGACTTCAGCCCCCAGCAGCGGGAGTTGGTGGTGCTCACCGGGGGCGAACCCCTGCGGCAACAAGGTGCGCTCCTGCTGATCGCTCATCTCCTGGCCGCCGGCACCAAGCTCGTCCAGATCGAGACCGCGGGGACGCTCTGGCTCCAGGGCCTGGAGCGCTATGTCGAGGAGGGCCTCGTCCAGATCGTGTGCAGCCCGAAGACCCCGCGCATCAACATCAATATCGCCGTCTACTGCCAGCACTGGAAGTACATCGTGCGCAGCGGCGAGGCCAGCCACTTCGATGGGCTCCCCCGGCGCGGCACCCAACTCGCCACCAAGGACAAGCTCTCCGAACTCTTCCGGCCGCGCCCGGTCGACGGCAAGTGGTCGAGCCCGTACACAATCTGGCTCTCCCCCTGCGACGAGCAGGACCCGGCGAAGAACGCCGCCAATGCCCACGAGGCCGCCCTCCTGTGCATGAAGTACGGCTACCGCCTGAGCATCCAAATGCACAAATTGGTCGGGGTGGAGTGATGCGCTTCTTCAAGCTGGCCGCCTACCAACCCGGCTCCGACGTGCTCGTGGGCTACCGCAAACACAACAAGCTCGTCACCCGGGGCGAGCGCCTGACCGTCTACTCCTCCGCCTGCGACTCCGCCAAGGGTCTCGCCAGCGCGCAGAAGCGGTGGCCGGAATATGACTGGAAGCTGGAACCCTGGTCCTCGCGCTCCGAGGACAGCGCGAAGGCCGTCCAGCCGCCGAAGATGTACTTCACGCGGACCGAGGTCTGGGAGATGATTCTCAAGGAGCGCGCCTTCTGCGCCCGCGTCTGCGAGGATGAGGAGCGCATCCGCAGCGCCGCCGGGCAAAAGCATCCCGAGGAATCCCAAGAGCGGAGCCGCTGCTTCGCCGGGGCCCGAGCCGCCATCAACTGCGCCCTCGGCATCCGTAGCGAGCGAGCGAAGAGCCTGGAGGAGTTCGAGTGCGAACGCTTCTAGCTGGGGAGCAGCCCTGGCGGCGCGTGCCTAAGTTCGATCCGCGAGGTGCGTCCCTCGCGGATCGGCACTACTCACGGCGCACAGTGGGCAGTCCGCAGTTCATGCCGCCCGGGGAGACAGTCGTCCTCCTGCCTCAGAAGGGAGATGCGGTCTTCGGCTGGTGGCGCCCGCATCCCGCGAGTGGCCTTAAGACGCTCAACGGCCTGGATGGCTGGACCTGCACCATCTTCCGCAACGAGAGTGAGTACCGCTCAAGTGACTTGATCCGAGCGGCTGAAACCTTCCTTCTGGGCCTGGGCGTCACTATTGGTCCCGATGGCTTTATCACCTATGTTTGGGATAAGCGTGTCCGCAGCGTCAATCCAGGGTACTGCTTCAAGCTCGCGGGCTGGCGGAAGACTGGACGCAGCGCCGACGGCAAGAAGACTCTTCTTCAGAAGCTCCCGCGCCGGGAGTTAATCGAATGACCAGAACGCTTCTAGCCGTCGATCTCTCCAATCACGTGTACAAGGCTGCGGCGGCGCATCCGATGCTGACCAGCCGCCGCATCTTCACCGGCGGCCTCTACGGCTTCTTCACGACCTTCGCCAAGATCGTCCGGGAGACCCGGGCGACACATGTCGCCTTCTGCCAGGACGTGAAGCCCTACAAGCGCAGCGAAACTTACCCCGAGTACAAGCAGCTCTCCCGGAAGAAGAACCGCGACGAGGACCTCCTCCGCCTCTACAAGCAGAGCATGGAGCTCATTCTGGAGGTGATGGCTGCCTGCGGCCTTCAGCCCTGGGGGATTCCGGGCTTTGAGGCCGACGACCTGATTGGGCACTGCGTGATGAAGTACCGGCATCGCTTCGACCGCATCTACGCCGCCACCAACGACAGCGACCCCTTCCAGCTCCTTTGGTGCGACAACTTCTACCTCTATCGGAAGGAGCTGAAGGACGTCGTCACGGGTGACAAGCTCGTCGACCCTTTCGGCCGGCCCATCACGCCGGACCAGTACATGCTGGCGACGGCCCTCATGGGCACCCACAACGACATCGATGGCATCCCTCGCGTAGGAGCGGGCACGGCCTTCAAGGCGCTCCACGACCCCGCTCTAATGCGCAAGCTGAGGGACGGGCACTCCGACCTCATAGAGCGCAATCTGCGGCTTATAAAGCTGCCGCACGAAGCCTTCCCACGAGAGGCCTCGCTCCCCACGCATCAATCCTTCAACCCACGCACCCTCTACCGCGCCCTGGGCAAGTACGACATCGAGGTGACCGGCGCCGTGGAGCGCGCCTTTCAGGAGCTTTTCGGCCGCTAGGGCGTATAGCTCCCCTGCGGCTAGGAGGCATCCGAAAAGCGCTTGACCCACGCCTGCCGCTCCTTTTCAACTGGGTCGGCAAGGAGGTCACCTTGAACAAGCAACTCGAAAGCCGCGGTTCTCGCGGCCTGATCCCCCTCGATAGCCAGAGCTCGGCTCGGGTCCATAACCAGGCGCTGGAGCGCGCCGCCGCATTCCTGGAGCGCACGGCGGCCGGCTTCGACGAGGCCGCCCGGGACTGGGTCGAGAGGCAGCTATCCAGCCGCAACCAGCAGAGCCGCGACTTCGCCATCCAACAGACCATGCTGAATCGCAGCAAGGCCGAACTCCTGCGCGGCCAAGCCGCCCACATCCGCGAGATGAAGGTCTCGGAGTAAATGGACGACGATCAGCGACTGAGCGGGAGCCTTCAGGAAAACGTCCTGACGGTGCTCTGCTTCAACGACGACTACTGCAAGATCATCCGGGCCGCTATCACCCCGCACCTCTTCGAGTCGAAGGTGTACAAGGAGATCGCGGGCTACGCCATCGACTTCATCGACCAGTTTGGGGAGGCAATCAAGGAGCACCTCCCCGACCACCTGGAGGACATTCTCCAGGGGGAGGACCAGCGCAAGGCAAAGCACTACAAGCAGGTCCTCGACAACCTTTTCATGAGCCGTGACTCCGTCAACTCGGAGTTTGTGAAGACGGAGCTCCAGAAGTTTGTCCGCGTGCAGAAGTTCAAGGCGGGCCTTGTCCGGGTCGTGGAGATCCTCGACGGCAACGGCAGCATTGACGAAGCCGAGAGCATCATGGAAAAGGCGATGGCTGCGCAGATCGTCTCCTTTGAGCCGGGTGCGAGCCTCGACAACCCCGAGGATGTCGCCGGGGTGCTCGACGAGCCCGAGGAGGAGGGCTTCACCCTGGGGATTGAGGAATTCGACCGGCTCGGCATCTACCCGCGTCGAAAGGAGCTCTTCGGCTTTCTGGCAGCTCGGGGCCGGGGGAAGTCGTGGTTCGCCACGCACTGCGCCAAGCGTGCCCTCCTCCAGCGCTGGACCCCGGTCATGGTCACGCTGGAGATGTCCCAGAAGCGCTACTCCGCGCGCATGCTTCAGACCTTTTTCTCCATCAGTCGGCGCGACGCGCTGGTGCACGTGACGCGTCTGAATAAAGACGGCGACGGCAAGCTGGAAGGCGTCCTCCGCGAGGAGGTCGAGCGCCAGACGATGCGGGACCCCGACATCCGGGAGACCCTCAAGAGGAAAGCGAAGCGCGCCTTCAAGAATCGAAAGCCGATCAGGATCAAGGCATTCCCCAGCGGGAGCCTTGACATCTCCGGCCTGCGTGCCTACCTGGAGGGCCTGCGCCGCCACGAGAAGATCACCCCCGACCTTCTCGTCGTCGACTATCCGCGCCTGATGAAGCTCAACCCCGCCAACCTGCGCTTGGAGCTGGGGGCGTTGAACGTAGCGCTGCGTGGCCTCGCCGACGAGATGAACATGGCGGTCGTGGTCCTGGCGCAGGGCAATCGAGAGAGTGAGAGCGCGTTCCTGGTCACCGGCGACATGGTGGAGGAGGACATCTCCCTCAAGGCCACCGTGGATGTGCTCCTCACCTACTCGCAGACCAAGCTGGAGAAGGCCCTGGGCCTCGCCCGTCTCTACGCCGACAAGGTGCGCAACGACGAGAGCGGCGCCATCGTGCTCATCTCCCAGGCCTACGCCATAGGGCAGTTCTGCCTGGAGAGCATGCGGCTTGTCGGCGATTACTGGGAGGACCTGAAGGAGAAGTTCGCGGACAAGGAGGACCGGCGCTCGCGGCGGCGCCGCAGCGAGGATGAAGACGCCGAGCCGCCCTCGCCACGCAGGCGGCGGGACGATGACGAAGAGCGGCCGCGCCGCAGAAGGGATGGCTCGGATGACCGACGCTGAACTGGAGCGCCTCCGCGCTCAGAAGAACCAAGCGGCGTCCCTGATTGGGCAGGAGATCATCAACTTCCTGTGCAATTCCGGGGTCATGTATGACGACGGCATCAACGCGTGCGGCTGGGTGATCGGCCAGCTCGCCAACCAGTGCGGAGATCCCGTGCTCCGCCAGCAGGTGCCGGCACTGCTCCGCGAGGTCATCGCGCGACTCGAGGGCCGGCCCCCGGAGAACCCCTTCGCGCCGCCGCCGGGGACCATGGAGCCACCCCAGACGATCCAATGATTATCGACCGCAGGGCCGTCAGGGAGTTCCTCGCGCGGGAACTCGACTCGTATCTCTGGATGAAGGGCCTCAGCCGGGAGAAGATCCTCCGCGAGCTGAAGGCTCTGCGCGTGCCGCCGGTGTTTCACACCGACCCCTGGCTGCACCAGCTTGTTTGCTTCTGGATTGGGCTCTGTAAGCCCCGCTTCCTCTTCCTCCTGGACATGGGCCTGGGGAAGTCGAAGATCCTCTCCGACTTGATCCGGCACATCCAGCGCGAGAAGAAGCTGGAGCGGGCCCTCATCACCGTACCGCGGAAGCTCAACGTCGACTCCTGGGTCGACGACCTCGCTGTGCACCAGCCCGATCTGGAGCCCTGGCGCATCGACTGCTCCGACATCGAGGAGAAGCGGGAGCGCCTCCTCAATCCGCGCGGCGACGTCACCATCATCGACAACCAGGGCCTCCAGTGGGCGCTCTGTGATAAGGTGAAGATCGGCGGCAAAAAGAAGCGCAACGAGCTCCAGGTCAACGAGAAGGTGCTGAAGCGGGTGCTCAAGGAATACAACTTCCTCGGCATCGACGAGATTCACAAGTTCGCCAACAGGGAGAGCCTCTGGTACTCTTTCATGGACGACATGGCCCGCCGCATGGACTATTGCTACGGCACGACGGGCACCCTCTTTGGCAAGAATCCCGAGGATGCGTGGCCGCAATTCCATCTCATCGACCGCGGTGAGGCCCTGGGGGAGACCCTCGGCATTTTCCGCGCGGCTTTCTTCCATGCGAAGACCAAGCCCTTCAAGGGGGTCGTCTACGAGTTTGACAAGCGCATGGATGCGAAGCTGCACGAGGTCCTCCAGCACTCCAGCATCCGCTACGACGAGAACGAGGTCCCCGAGACCGACCTACCGCCTCGCGTCATGCGGGTGCATAAGTTGGAGATGTGCGAGGAGCAGCGTGAGCACTATTTGCACGCCCTGGAGGGCTTGGTAAACGCCGGTGGCAAGCTCCGCGATCTGGAGGCGCAGTGGCTGCGGATGCGGCAGATCACCAGTGGCTACCTCGTGTGGAAGGATGAACACGGCGAGCACATAAAGCACTTCAAGGAGAACCCGAAGCTCGACGACCTGGAGGCCACCATTGACGGCATGCGCGAGGGCCGGAAGATGATCGTCGCCTATGTCTACACCGAGAGCGGCCGCATCATCTGTGAGCGACTGAAGAAGCTCGGGATCGGCTTCGAGTGGCTCTACGGGGGCACCAAGGACCCCGCCGCTGCCCGGCGCCGCTTCATGCAGGACCCGAAGTGCAAGGTCTTCGTGATGAACGACGAAGCCGGGGGCACGGGCAACGACGGCCTGCAAAAGGTAGCCAATTCGCTTTACTTCTACGAGAGCCCCAGCGACCCCAAGGCCCGCCAACAAGTTCTTAAGCGGGCGCATCGCCCAGGCCAGACGCGCCGCACCTTTATCTATGACGCGGTGGTAAAGGGCTCGGTCGATGTCGGAATTCTGGATGGAATTGCGGAAGGCATTGACATGTACGACCGGGTGGTAAACGGTCGGGTGAGGTATAAGAATCTATTCTTAGGCTAGCTGCGCCGGCATCGCCTACAATGCTCGTGCCCGTTAGAGGAGCGCAAAGCCCCGGCGGGTGTTCAGAGGATGGGATACATGAAAAACGACCACGGGGCGGCCTTTTTGCCGTCCGGATCGAGGAGTCGGGTCGAGACGAGCCCCACGGGCCGTCTCATTTCCGCCGAGCTCACGCTCGGCCTTCTATTGAAACAGCAGCAGCCGTGCCGCCCCTTGCAGGGCATGGTGCGGCTCCTGCAACACGGCGAGCGCGTGATCTCCCTGGAGATGGATTACTCCCAGGTCGAGGCGCGCATCTTCGCCGCATACCCCCAAGCTGCACAGCTCCTGAAGCGCCGATAAAGCGCTCCCCGCTGCCGTGCGCCCTATCGACTGGGCGCAGGTGCTCAGGGAGCACCGCGTCCACTTTGTAGAGAGCGGCCCCAACGTCAAGCGGGGCGAGTTGGCGATCAAGTGCCCCTTCTGCGGGAGCGCTGATCCCTCTCATCACATGGGCCTCAACCTGGAGACCGGTTGGTGGTCCTGCTGGCGCAACCGCGCCCAGCACTCGGGCAAGAGCCCGGTGCGGCTGCTCATGAAGCTCCTGCGCGTGCCCTATGGCCGCGCCAGGGAGATAGCGGGCCTTGGGGAGGACTATGTCGACCCCGAGGGCTTCGACGCCCTTGCTGCGCGTCTCCTGGGGCGCTCTGGCACGGAGGAGGCCCGGCCGGAACAGGTGCAGCGACGACGCCTGCACCTTGACGCCTCCTTCAAGGAGATAGGGCGGCGCTCCGCGCTGACTCGTCCCCACTGGGACTACCTCTATGAGCGTGGCTTCGATGGGCGCTCGGCCCTGGGCGAGGACGTCGATGTGCTCTGCGACGACTACCAGCTCCGCGCCGGCCTTCGCGGCCGCTTCCAGGGGCGCGTCGTGCTCCCCTACATCATGGATGGAGAGGTAGTCACATGGAGCGCCCGCGCGATCACAGCGAGCCGCTGGCGCTATCTGGACCTCGACATCGAAGACTCCATCCTCCCGCCCAAGGAGACCCTCTACAACCACGACGCCATCTACTCGGGCGGCAAGGCCCTGGTCGTCGTGGAGGGCCCCTTTGACGCGCTGAAGCTCGACTTCTATGGGAAGCCCTGGGGCGTGCGCGCGGTCGCGCTCTCCACCAACTCCATCACCGACGCCCAGGCCTATCTGCTCCAGGCCGCCGAGGACCACTTCGACCAGACGCTGGTGATGCTGGACAACGCCTCGGCTCTCGGCATCGTCGACTCGATGCGGATGAAGCAGGAGCTCTCTTTCCTTCGGAATCTCTCCATCGTTGGGGTCCCCCATGGCGCGAAAGACGCCGGGGAGCTGAGGCCCCGACAGGTCATTCAGTGGGCGCAAGCCCTTTAGCCACAGAGGTACACATGGGTCTTTTCACTCCATATCTCAACACGCACTTCAGGAGCGGGGGTTGCCGGCTCATCGCCCGCGCCTATGACAAGTGCCGTGAGCGCCGCGTGCAGCTCTACGCCATCCCGGGCCACTACGACTGCGTCGGCGTCAGCGATGGCACCGACGCCTGGGTTGCGCCCGCGAGCGCCGGCCTCTTCTTCGGAACCTCCAGCGGCGACTGCGCCGACATCATGCGCCGCCTCCAGGCGGGCGAGCCCTTGCCGCCCATTCCTGACTGGCCCGCTGATGTCCGTGAGGAGGAGCCCGCGCCCAGGCCTCGCGCCCAGCGCCGAGTCGCCCTGGAAGAAGCCGAAGAGATCACCCCGAGGAGGAAGAGCCGTGTCGCACTCGTTTGAACCCAGTTTCGAGGGCCCGATTGAGGGCTATGTGGTAAATGGCATGCGCGCCAATTATTTCCGCGTGCAAGCGACCATGACCCGCGAAGACTACATGCAGGAGGCCTACGAGGTCTTCCTCACGCTGCGCCGCCACTACGCCGGCAAGGTGGAGGAGCCTAAGCACTTCATGGCGCTGTTCAAGCGGGCGTGGTCGAATCGGCTCGCTGACCTCTCGACCGAGGACACCAACCAGCGCGAACTCTTCCGCCCCGACCACGGCATCCAGCGCAGTGCCGAGGGTGAGGAGGAGCGCCAGTACGAGGCGCTGGGCGAGACAGATAACGAGGGCCATCTCCGAATCCTGATCCGTCAGGCTCCGCGCGAGGTGGGCATGGTGCTTAACCTATTCCTGAGTGCGCCCCAGGAACTCGTGGAGATGGCGCTCCGCTCCTGGAGCGGCAACAAAGACAGCCGCCGCAAAGACGGGGGCAGCGCCCACATCAACCGCCTCCTCGGCCTTGATCCGAGCCGTGACGTCATGCAGGAGGTTCACGATTACCTATCCGCGTGATAGCCGGTATAGCTGTCACAGCCCTTTGCGGCTGCATTCCCACCAACCAAACCCGGAGAACTCTGGACAAATGAGCAAGATCGAGAAGGAGCTGGTCAAGGCGACCGGCGTGGAAGCGAAGAAGGGCGAAGCGCGGCCCGAGTTCCTGGCGCGCATGGCGAAGGCCGTGGCGGGCCTGGACGAGAAGGACTGGGAAGACCTCAGCGCCGAGGCCCAAGACTGGTACAACGCCAACGCCGACGCCCGCCAGAAGGCGAAGAAGGCGGGGGAGTCGATGCCGCCGTACACCGACTTCGCCGACGCCAAGCCGGACGTCGAGGAGGAGGAAGACGACCAGCCCTCGCGCCGCCGCCGCGGTTCCGACGAGGACAAGTCGGGGAAGGCCAAGGAGAACGCTCCGCCCAAGGGCGAGGCCACCGCGGTCGAGAAGCTGGAGGAAGGCCAGCGCGTGAAGATCGTGACCAAGCGCGGCAAGGAGGTCGCGGGCGAGGTGGTCGAGAACTCCAAGCGGAAAGAGTACGTGGTGGTCAAGACGGCCGACGGCAAGGAGGAAGAGCTCGACTACGACCGCGTCGACTCCGTGGAGGTCTTCCACGGCACGGCGGGCACCGGCGGCGATGCCGGCGACGAGGACAAGGACGTCGGCCCCGGCATCGGCGACGAGGTGGAGCTGACCAACAAGCGCGGCAAGACCTTCCGGGGCAAGATCACCGAACTCTCCGAGGAGGAGATCGTGATCGAGACCGACGACGGCCCCGAGGACTTCGCCCGCGACCGCATCACCGACATCAAGGTGACCAAGAAGGCCAAGGCCGGCGGCCCCAAGAAGGAAGACGCCAAGGGCGACGACGAGAAGGCCACCAAGGGCAAGGGCACCAAGAAGGACGACGACGGCGACGACAAGAAGACCCGCAGCCGCAGCAGCGACGAGGTCCCCATCGGCACCAAGATCAAGATCGCCATCGCCGAGAACCTCGACGCCGACGTCGGCGAGATCGCGGCCATCCTGAAGAAGGCCGGCGTCGAGGTGAAGGAGAACACCCTGGACCTCAACTTCAAGGAATGCCACAAGCTCCTGAAGGCACTGCACGAGCGCGACCTCCTCGCGGTCAAGAAGTTCACCCCCAAGGTCTAAGCCGGCGGCCGCCTCGCGGCTGAGGGCATGACCCCGAGAGGCCCCGGTATAGCTACCGCGGGCCTCTTCTCTTTTTCTCAGGAGTGATTCAGTGACCAATCAACACGTGATCCTTTACAGCGGTGGCATGGACTCCTTCCTCCTCGCCCACCTCTTCCCCGACGCCGCCAAGGTGTACGTGGATGTCGGCTCCATCTATTCCGCCAAGGAGAAGGCCCACCTCCCGGCCGACGTGATGGTGGAGCGGGGCATCAACCTCGGGAAGTGGGAGCGCTCGGACGCCATCATCCCGGGCCGCAACGCCTTCATGGTACTCGCTGCCTCGCAATACGGCGACAACATCATGCTGGGGGCCACGGCCGGCGATCAGAGCCGCGACAAAGACGATACCTGGGCCAACATGATGACTGGCCTCCTCCGCTACATGTACAGCGGCAAGCACTTCGACCCCGAGCGTGACATGAGCGTGAGCCTCCCGATCAAGGACCTCACCAAGGCGGAGCTCGTGCAGCAGTACATGCGGGCTGGCGGCGCGATGCTCCCGCTCCGCGACACCATCTCCTGCTACCACCCCGAGCACCTGCACTGTGGCCGCTGCAAGAGCTGCCTCCGGAAGTGGGTGGCGCTGGAATGGAACCGCATTCCGAGTGGCGCCATCTGGGCCAGCGACCCCAGGGACCCCGCGAACTGGGTGGAGATCGTCAAGACGATCAAGGGTAAGGGCTGGCGCACCCTGAAGGAGGACGCGCAGACGCTCTCGGTGCTCCGCGAGCATGGCATCGTGGAGGATGCGGAATGACAGTGCGTGGCAAGCTCGCCAGCGCAGTCGCGGCGATGTTGACCGAGCTGGGCGAGGACCTGAACCGGCCGGGCCTGCTGGAGACGCCGGAGCGCGTGGCGAAGGCCTGGATCGAATGGACCTCGGGCAGCAACTACACCGACGATGACATCGCGCGGCTCCTCAAGGTCTTTCCCGAGGAGGAGGCCCAGGTCGACGAGATGGTAATCGTCCGCGACATCGAATTCTACAGCCACTGCGAACACCACATGGCCCCCTTCTTCGGCACGGCGCACGTCGCCTACATCCCGGGCGAGAGCGGGGCCCTGGTGGGCCTCTCCAAGCTGGCGCGACTTGTCGACGTCTTCTCGCTGCGCCTCCAGGTGCAGGAGCGCATCACCAACCAGATCGCCGATGCCCTGGAGAAACATCTGGGCGCCCATGGCGTCGGCGTGGTGATGCAGGCCAAGCACTTTTGCATGTGCAGTCGCGGCGTCGGCAAGCAGGGCAGCAGCACCGTCACCTCAGCCCTCCGAGGTGCGATGCGCCAGGGCTGGCAGCGAGCGGAGTTCTTCTCGCTGTTGAAGCAGTGATCCCGTGGGCCAGCACCGGAGCCCGGCCCTGGAGCTTCCGCGCCCTTAAAGAGGGTGGCTGGCTCCACTACCTCGGCTCCTATCACGAGAGAGAGAGCCTTCAAAGAGCCATGTTGACACCTGACCAATTCCGCTTCTTCATCGACTCCGGCGCCTTCTCCGCGTGGAGCCGAGGCGCGCAGATCGACCTGGACGAATACATCGCCTTTGTGAAGGCGAACATCGACCACATCGACTGCTACGCGAACCTCGACGTCATCGCCGGGGAGCCGGGCCGCAATGCCACCAAGGCAGAGAAGGAAGAAGGAGCTCGGCGCTCCTGGGAGAACTACCTCTATATGCGCGCCGAGGGCCTGGACCCCATCCCGGTCTTCCACGTCGGCGAGGGCTGGTCCTGGCTCCAGAAGATGCTGGATCACGGCTGCACCTACATCGGCCTCGGCGGCATGGTGGGGAGCCACCTGACGCCGGTCCTGCGGCGCCAGTGGCTAGATGATGTGTTCGAGCGCATCACCGACGCCGAGGGCTGGCCTCTTGTCAAGGTGCACGGCTTCGGCATGACAAGCGTCAAGCTCATCATGCGCTACCCCTGGTACAGCGTCGACTCGACCACCTGGATCAAGATCACGCAGACAGGCGGCATCCTCTTCCCCGCCTACGACGCCAAGGCCGGCGCCTTCAGCTTCGACCGCACTCCGATGGTGGTCAGCGTGAGTGACCGCAACCCGAAGCAGACCGCCGACGGCCAGCACGCCAACTCCATGAGCCGCTCCATGCGGCTGCTCTTCGACCGCTGGCTCGCCGAATGCGGCAAGAGCTACGAACAGGTCCGCGAGCACTACTACCACCGCGCAGTCTGCAACGTGCACTTCTTCAAGCGCGTCAGCGAGGCCGCCGGGAAGCATCCCTTCAAGAAAGACCGCATCCGCAAACAACCCCTTTTCTAAGGAGCGAGACATGACCAAGAGCGTCCAGTATTACGAGGAGATGGGCCGCGACCATGCACGCGCAGGCGCGAAAGCCGCCTCCTTCCCCAGGAGCGGCACGAGCTGGCAGGCCAAAGCCTACTGGAGGGGCCGTGACGCCGAGAATGCGGCGATCCAGGCCCGCAAGAGCAAGGACCCCGGCCCCGCGCCTGGGACGGCCCCTCGCGGCTCTCTGATGGGCATCGCCACCACGCGGCTGCCGTCGAAAAGCCCGGCGGAAATCCAGGCACCCAAGGCCTACCTCGACAAGCTGCGCGTCGTCAACTATCCGGCGCTGATGAAGCTGAGCGAGTACTGGCCCGCAGGCGCCAAGGAGCACGTGCGGCTCCTCGCCATGGACCACAACACCGAGCTGCGCCTCGGCCGGCGAGCGCGCCTGCATCGCGCAATCCGCCGCATGGTGCTGCGTCACGAGCCCTCCCGGCGCTCGCCCGGCAACTGGGCCGACATCGCCGCGGTGCCGATGTCCATGTCGCAGGCCTCGGCATCGTGAAGATCTACATGGTCGCATCGGCCGTGCCGTCCTGGATGCGCACCGGATACGGCCACAGCCTCCTCGCGGGCGAGGCCTCAGACCTGCTGATCTCTTTCGAGGAGTTCAAGCGGCCGGGGGTTTCGCTCCCTGTCACCTCCGAGGTCATGGGCTCCTCCTACAACCCCAGCAAGGCGGACCCCGTGGAGGCCCCCTCGTGAGGATCTACCTTGTGCACGCGAAGGCGAACTACGCCAGCGCTACCGATGGCCTTGTGAACGCGATGAGAGAGAGAGAGCACCCGCTGACTCTCTACTCTTTTGAGTTCCTGGTGGGCCGCCAGACCCTCCCCATTCAAGAAGACCCGAAACCCAAGCAGGAAAGCCCTTCCAATGTCTGACAGCAGCATCAACCGCGCCGAATTCCTCCGCGTCGCTGGCCTTGTGCGGCCCGCCCTGGCTCGCGACAACTACATCCCCTTCCTGACGCACATCGCCTTCGATGGCAAATACGCCACCGCCTTCAATGACATCAGCGCCATCGCTGTCCGCGCCAAGACGCACATCGAGCGCTGCCTCCCGGGGGAGTGGCTTATCAAGGCACTCCAGAGCTTCAACGGCTCCGAGGTGCTCCTCCAGCAAAAGGACGGCGAGGTCCTCCTCTCCAGCGGCCGCTCCAAGCTGAAGGCCCCCACGCTCGCCCTCAAGGACTTCCCGCTGGAGTGGCCCGAGGATGGCGACGTCACCGAGATCATGCTGAAGCCCGTGGTGCTGAAGGGAATCGAGCGCTGTCTCCTCAGCGTCGGCAACGACCCCACGCACCCCGAGCAAATGGGCGTGACGCTGGAATCTGTCGACGGCATGGCGGTGCTCTACTCCAGCGACAACTGGACCATCAGCCGCTACGAGACCGACTCCAAGCTGAAGCTCCCTGGAGGCTCGCCGGTCATCCTGCCCACCTTCTTCTGCGAACAGATCGTGAGTCTGGGCAAGGCCTTCCCCGAGGAGGAGGTCGTCCTCTACGTGCACCCCGGCGCGATCATCGCGGAATTCGGCATCCAGGCCCGGCTCCTCTCCAAGACGCTGGTCGACCAGGAGCCCGCCGACTTCCCGGCGATGTTCAAGAAGCACCTCAAGGTGAAGGGCAACCTCACCGAGGAGCTCGTCAAGATCCCTGACGCCTTCGATGCGGCCCTCCAGCGTTCTCTCCTGGTACTGGGCGCTGAGGAGGATAAGGCGGTGAAGATCGAGATCACCGACAAGGGCTTCGACATGTTGAGCGAGGGCATGGGCGAGGCCGACGACCACCTGGAGGCGAAGGATGTCAGCTTCAACAGCCCGGACGAATTCCACCTCGACCCGCAGCTTGTGGCCCGCGCGATGAAGACCGCGACGCACATGGGCTTCGGCGCGACCGTGCTCATTCTCAGCGATGCCGCTGCCAACTTTGTGCACCTGATCGCCTACTGCACCGGCCCCAAGGCCAAGAAGTAAGCCCCGGAGGGAAGAGGGGCCACATGTCGTTCTTTTATAACGAGACAAAGGCAGACAAGCCCAAGGCGAAGAAGGCGGTCAACCGGAAGACAATTCCGATTGCCAGCCTTCAGCGCATGGGGTGCTCAGTCTGCCCGCGAGACAAGGATGACTCCTTGCGCTCGCCAAAGATGGCGCCGAGCGGGTCGAAGGCGCCATACATTTACCTCCTGGGCCTCTCGCCAAGCCGCGAGGATGACGACGAGGACATCCAGTGGTGCGATGCGGCGGGCGCCGCCATCTACAAGAAGTTCGGCCGCGACTGGATGGAGAAGGACGTCCGCTCCAACTACATCACGCAGTGCCGGGGCGAGGAGAGTGTGGCCGCGGTCGAGTGCTGCCGGCCCCGCATCGTCGCCGACATCGAGGAGACACGGCCCCTGGTGATTGTGGGTATCGGGGACGAGGTGCTGCGCTGGGCGACAGGCATCAGCCCGGCCTCCGCGCTCACGCACCGGGGCGCGCTGTTCGCTGTGAAGATAGGGAACCACACCTGCTGGTACTACCCCATCCTCTACCCCAACTTCGTGCACAAGAAGGGCGGGCGAAAGAGCGAGTACGAGACGGTGCTGGAGCACGACATCCGCTGGATCAAGCACTATGTCAGTGGCCTCAACTTCCGCCCCGCGAAGGTGGCAACCAAGCCCTACGACGCGGGGATCGAGATCATCACGGGCACCGAGCCCGGGGACATGCAGCGCCTGGAGGCGGCGCTGGGGCGCCTTGCCAAGAAGCCCAAGAGCGGCATCGACGTGGAGACGCCCGGGCTCCGCGTGCACATGCAGGCCAACCCAATGTTGCTGTGCGCGGCTGTCGGCACGCACGACGACACAGTGGCCTTCTCCATCGACCACCCCGAGGGCTGGGGCACCCAGGCGCAGCGCAAGCGCGTGCACAAGCTCTTCCTCCGCTATCTCCTGGAGAGCGGGGAGAAGTTCGCGCACAACCTCGCCATGGAGATGGAGTGGCTCTCCTTCTTCTACGGCGACGAGATTCTACGGCTCACGCAGTGGGGCGACACGATGGCTATGGGCCACGGCCTCGACGAGCGCAAGGGGAGCAAGAGCCTCAACGTGCAGGTCATTAGGCGCCTGGGATTCGACCTGAAGTCGCAGAGTCGGGTCGATGTGTCGAGGCCGGAGTGGTGGCTGGAGTACCCGCTCAAGGACATCCTCCGCTACAACGGCCTCGATACCAAGTGGACCGACGCCCTCCGGATGGAATTGGAGCCGGAGATCAACGCCAACCCCGCCTACCGCTACGAATACGAGCGCAAGGTGCGCACCGCCTCCACCCTGGTCATCATGGAGAACCAGGGGATGCCCGTCGACATGGCCTTCGCCAAGGAGATGCAGAAACGCCTGGACGACGAGCTCGACGCGGTGGAGGCGAAGATCAAGCGCTGCCCCGAGGTACAGAAGTACAAGGAGCGCTTCGGCACCTTCCAGCCCGGCAACCCAGATCAGGTGCTTCGCCTCCTGCGCGACATCTGCAAGCGCGACGAGGTGGCGGTGCGGGATCGCGACGGCAACAAGACCGGCGAGAGCACCAGCGAAGAGATCCTTTCGGTGATCCCAGCCTCGGAGGTGCCCAGCGCGCCCCTGGTATTGGAGCACCGCGGAATCTCCAAGCTCCTGAGCACCTACATCGACCCCATTGTCAGCCGGAAGATTGTTTGCGTCGATGGACTCCTCCGCAGCAAGTACGGCTCTATGGAGGCCGAAACGGGCCGCTTCAACAGCGAGGACCCCAACATCCAGAACTGGCCCAAGCGCAAGCACAAGGAAGTGCGCGGCATCATCGCTGCGCGCGCCCTGGGGCCGGGCCAGAAGATGGTGGCTTGTGACTTCGGGCAGATCGAGTTCCGCGTCGTCGGCATGGCGAGCGAGGACAAGAACCTCGTCAAGTATTGCTGGACGGGCTACGACGTCCACAAGTACTGGGCCGAGCGGATGATCGCGGAGTACCCCGCGATCAAGGATCGCATCGTCGAGGAGTTCCACATCGACTGGGACAAAGACGGCTTGAAGACGCTGCGCCAGGATGCCAAGAACATGTGGGTCTTCCCGCAGCTTTTCGGCAGCTCGGTGCGCTCCTGCGCCGACAATCTCCGCATTCCCTACGAGATCATGGAAGACCTCGCGGCGGAGTTCTGGGACGAATTCAGCGGCGCCAAGCGTTGGCAGGAGAAGCTCCTGGAAAGCTATGAGAAGCGGGGCTACGTCGAGACCCTCGACGGCAGGCGGCGGCGCGGCGCCATGAGTCTCAACCAGATCATCAACCACCCCATCCAAGGCACCGCCCTCTCAATCGTCTGCGCGGGTATGAATGCGTTGAGCGAGCGGGCCTTCGCCGAGGAGCGCATGGAATGCCACCCACGCTTTAACGGCCACGACGACCTCTCCTTCTTCATGGAGGAGGCGAACATCGAGGCGAACGTGCAGATCATCACCGAGGAGATGTGCCGGCCGCGCTTCGACTTTGTGATCGTGCCCCTCATCGTGGAGGTGAGCGTGGGTGACCGCTGGAATGAGATGAAGGAGATCAGGAAGGTGTCGAGCGAGAAACTCTTCCGCTTGCGCAACCCCTACACGGCACCATGAAGGTTCCCAGGCTGAGCGAGCACTACGAGGCCTCCGCCCTTTACTTCTTCGAGTTGGGGCAGGAGCATCAGTGCTGGTTTAATTTAATGGCAGCCTGGGCCTACGAAGACGAAGACGAAAAAGAGTACATGGCCTTCCGAGGCCAACAGATAGAACTGGAGCTGACACATGGGCAAACGAATCGAAGAAGCGGCGGAGAAGCCTGCGGAGCGCGGGGAGCCAATCCATACGAAGTACAGGCCCCGAGCCTTGAAGGAGGTGCTCGGGCAACCCGCTATTGTCAAGAGCCTGGAGCAGGCACTCGCGGGCAAGAGCACTCCTCACGTCTACCTTTTCACGGGCCCCGCTGGTACCGGGAAAACCACGCTAGCCCGGATCGTCGCGAGCATGCTGGAGATAAGCCCCCAGGCAATCACCGAGGTCGACGCCGCCAGCAACTCCGGCATCGACGACATGCGGCAGATCACCCAGGCGCTCCGCTATAACGGGTTCGGCAAGACACCGAACAAGGCCATCATCCTCAACGAGTGCCAGGGCCTCAGCAAACAGGCATGGGACTCCCTCCTCACCAGCACCGAGGAGCCGCCCGCCCACGTCTACTTCTTCTTCACCAGCACCAACCCGGAGAAGATCCCGAAGGCGCTGCTCACCCGCAGCACAAGCTATGAGCTCCGGCCCCTGAAACACGACGACCTCATGGACCTCCTCGACGAGGTCTGCGGGCGCGAGGGCTACAAGACCAAGGAGGCGATCCTGGCAGCGGTCGCCCAGGCCGCCGAGGGCAGCGCCCGCCACGCGCTGACGATGCTGGCGAAGGTGCATGCCTGTGAGAGCGTCAAGGAGGCCCAGGACCTGCTCCTCATCGCCGACGAGCACGCCGAGGCCATTCAGCTCGCGCGGGATCTGGTGGCGGGCAAGCTCCAGTGGCCCCAGGTCACCAAGGCACTGAAAGCGCTGGCCGAGGATGGAGTGCAGGCGGAGAGCGTGCGCCTGATGATCGTCGGCTACCTGCGCGCCTGCCTCATGGGCTCCGATAGCGACAAGCGTACGGTGCGCCTCCTCGACATACTGGAGTGCTTCATGAAGCCCGCCACCGGCCCCGAGAAGGAGGCCCCGCTGCTGATCGCCTTCGGCCGCTACATCTACGGCTGAAAGCCCAGCCCCGGGTATAGATAGGGCTGAAAGGAGCCCGGGGCAACAGTGAATGACGCAGAACTCCGAGAGTGGCGCAGCCGCCTCCGCATCAACAAGCACCGCCTGGACGACGAGCTGGAGGTGCAGGCGGAGAGCCAGGAAACCATCGCGCAAAAGGTTCAGGCGGCCGAGGCCCGGATGATGGAAGCGAAGGAGGACCTCCAGAAGACGGAGGCCCGCCTTGTCGAAGACTTCCGCGAGGGCGGCCGTGCTGCTGGCGCCACCAAAGACCTTGCCGAAGCCAAGGCACGCCGGCATCCGGATCGCATGCGGGCTTGGGAACGCTTCCAGGCGGCCAGCCAGGAACATCGTGCCTGGGCCGACTTGCTGGAGGCCTGGAGGAACAAGGGCCGCGACCTGCACGCCCTCGGCAAGCTCTTCTCCGACGACTACTACAGCCTCACCGCGAAGTCGGTCTATGCGGAGCGCCCCAGCCGCGACAGCAGGCCCCCTAGCGAGCGCTACGAGCGCCCGAATACTCGCCGGCAGGCCGAGGCCTCCCCCGAACTCGAACGCGCGCTGACGGGGCTCCTGGGCCGCGGTAAGCGCACTCCCCTGGAGGACTGATGCGATGTGCATGGCTCCCTCTTTCTTTGACTACGTGCTCTGGGGCGGCTTGGCGCTCCTGGGCATGTATCTCGTAGCGCGGCTGGCAACGGCCGCTTTCTTCAATTCCAAGCGCCAATACGACCAACAGAGGATGACCAATGGCTGACCGCCGCAGAGAAGACGACGAAGACGATCGCCCCCGCCGCAGGGGTCGCGACGATGACGAGGATCGTGGGTCCAGGCGCAGCAGCCGGGACGATGACGATCGGACCTCGCGCCGCTCCCGCGACGACGATGACCGGGGCAGCTCCCGCAGGGGCCGCGAAGACGACGATGACGACCGGCGATCCAGCCGGCGCGGTCGCGACGATGATGACGACGACCGCGGTGGCTCCTCCTCCTATCGCTACGAGCGCCGCGACAGTGAGAAGACGCGAGAGCGTGCGAACAAGGGGAACAACGACTTCGATAAGTTCCTCAAGGACCACATCAAGGCCTTCAAGGTCAACGACGGCGACAACCGCATCCGCATCATTCCGCCCACCTGGAAGAAGGCCGATCACCACGGCCTCGACATCTACGTGCACTACGCCGTTGGCGCGGATCGGCAAAGCTACCTGTGCCCGAAGAAGATGAAGGACGAGCCCTGCCCGGTCTGCGAGGCCCGCGACGAACTCAAGCGCGAGCTCAACGACAACGAGGGCGACAAGGACCTGGAGAAGCAGGTCAAGGCGCTGGAGCCGAAGCGCCGGGTGCTGGCCTATCTGATCGACCGCGACCACGAGAAGGAGGGTCCGCAGGCCTGGGCGATGCCCTGGACGGTCGACCGGGATACCGTGCAGGTCATGACCGACAAGAGCACCGGCGAGGTGCTCCCCATCGACGACCCCAAGGAGGGCTACGACGTCGAGTTCACCAAGAAGGGAGCCAAGGATCGCACCGAGTACACCGGGGTCGCCATCGCGCGCCGCTCCTCCCCCCTGGGCAAGTCGGCGTGGCTGGAGTTCGCCATCGACAACCCGCTGCCCGACCAGCTCGTCTACTTCCCCTACGAGCACATCGCCAAGGCCTTCGGCGGCAAGAGCACCAGCCGCCGCGAAGACGACGATGACGATCGCCGCGACAGCCGGCGGAGCCGCGAAGATGACGAGCCCAAGAGGGGCCGTGACCGTGACGAGGAAGAGCGCGGGGGCGGCAGGGACCGGGACGACGACCGCGGCAGCCGGAGCCGCAGCCGCGATGACAGCGCGCCGACCTGGGAGTCCATCCACGACATGACCAAGTCGGAGCTGGAGGATCTGATCGAGGAGAAGGACCTCGACATCAAGCCCAAGGATGCGAAGGACGTCGACGACCTCCGCGACTGGGTGTGCGAGGAGATGGGGATCAAGAAGCCGAAGCAGGAGGAGCGCGGTAGTCGCCGAGGCTCCGATGATGACGGTGACGACGATCGCCTCCGCCGCATGCGTGAACGCCGCGAGCGCGACTGACATGGCAACCGCTGCAAAGAAGAAAGCAGCGGCGAAGCCCGCCCCCGCCAAGAAGGCCCGGGGGCGGGCTTCCCTCGCTGAAGACGACACGCCGGTGCGCTCTTCGCGTCGGAGCCTGGAGGATGATGTCGAGGACCCCGAACTCGCGCAGCACGCCTCCAACTACTTCGCCAAGGTGGAGAGCGAGGACAAGGAGTTTGTCTCTACCGGGGCGGCTACGCTGAACTGCGCTGCCGGCGGCGGCTGGGTGCTTGGCCGCGTGGTGAATCTGGTCGGTGACAAGAGCGCCGGCAAAACGCTCCTGGCAATCGAGGCCTGTACCAACTTCCGCATCCAGTACCCGAAGGACCCGATCCGATACGCGGAGAGCGAGCACGCCTTCGACGAGCCCTACGCAGCCGCCCTCGGGCTGCCCGTGGAGTCGGTGGAGTTTGCCGAGAAGACCGACCCCGCCACTGGCAAGAAGCGCAGCGACGCGAAACCGATCCGCACGGTGGAGGACTGGTACAAGGACATGAAGGCCTTCCTCGACCGCTGCAAGGCCTCCAAGTCGAAGCGCGGACTCTACGTCATCGACAGCCTGGATGCCCTGAGCGACGAGGCGGAGATGAAGCGCGAGATGGGCGAAGGCACCTTCGGGGTCAGCAAGCCCAAGCTCCTCGGCGAACTCTTCCGCAGGCTCATCGCGGACATGGATGAGTGCAAGGTGATGCTGATTGTCGTGAGCCAACTCAAGGACAAGATCGGAGTCACCTTCGGAGAGAAGCAGACGCGTGCCGGGGGCCGGGCCCTCGACTACTACGCGACGCATATCGTTTGGCTCGCGGACCTGGGCCAGATAAAGAAGACCGTGTCGGGAATCGAGCGCATGGTCGGCCGGAAGATCCGGGCGCGCTTCAAGAAGAACAAGGTCTCGCTGCCCTTCCGCGAGTGCGAGTACCCGATCATCTTCGGCTACGGCATCGACGACCTCACCAGCAACGCTGAATGGCTGATCGAGCACGGCCGCGAGGAGCTCCTCCGCGAGCACTGCGACATGAGCAAGAGCGGGTACGCGAAGCGGATCGAGAAGCTCCGCGACCTCGGGGGAGAGCCCGTGCGCATCGTCCGCGAGACGCTGCGCAAGCTGGTGTACCAGGAGTGGGAGAAGGTGGAGCGCTCCTTCCTCCCCAAGGCGAGGAAGTACTGACCATGCCACCCGCCGACCAGAACCGCCTGCTCCTTTTCCTACAGGGCCGCGCCGCCTTCCTGAGACGAGAGCTCGCGGACCTCGTCGAGCGGGAGGCGTTGCTCCGCAAAGCCAAGATGTTCGCCAGCGCGGACGCCATGAAAGAAAGGGTCGCCAAGACCAGCCGCGAACTCAAGACCGCGGAGAAGAAGCTGAGCGCTCACGAGCGCAGCCACAAGAAAGGAGAGCTGTAATGATCCCCCTGCATACCGCCAAGAACACGGTGCTCCAAGTCCAGCGCGAGGCCGACGCCCGGGGCCTCCACATCAACGACTACGACGCCGGCCTCGCCCTCGATCTCGCCAAGGGCAGCGTGGAGACCGCGGTCGGAATCCTGGGCACCGGACTCTTCGTGGTCGCGGCTCGGGGCTTCGACTCCATCCGCAACATGCCACCGAAGTACAAGCGCAACAAGGGCAGCTTCCCCCGGAAGGGGGAGAAGCGCAGCAAACACGCGAATGCGATGAAGGCGGCCACGTGATCCGGGCCATCGGTATCGACATGGCTTTTGCCAACGTGGGCCTTGCCCGCGTGCTGATTAATCCGGAGGGCCCCCTGGTCTCCATCGAGTGCCTTGACCTGCATCTCCTCCAGACCGAGCGCGGGGACCGCAAGGTGGTCAGGGCCAGCAGCGATGACCTGCGCCGCGCACAGGAACTCCACGCCGGCCTCCGGGCCTTTGTGCAGGATGCGCAGTTCGCCTTCGCCGAGGTCCCCAGCGGGGCCAAGGATGCGAACGCAGCGCGGCTCCTGGGCATGGCTACCGGGGTCCTGGCGGGGCTCCAGATTCCGGTAATCGAGGTATCCCCGATGGAGGTCAAGGAGGCCGTCACGGGGAAGCGCAGCCAGAAGGGCGTCCCGAAGCCGGTCATCATCGAGTGGGCGGCGAAGCGTTGGCCCGATGCCCCCTGGCTTCGCCATGCCCGCGCCGGCAAGGGCTACAAGCCCGGCGACCTCATGAACGACAACGAGCACCTCGCCGACGCGATGGCCGCGGTGCAGGCCGGGGTGCGCACTCCCGAATTCCAACGACTGATGGTGCTCCATGCAACTTCCAGCTCTTCTCGTCAGCGACCTCCATCTCGACGAATCCCCATCGACTGAGTACCGCTGGGCGCTCTGGCCGTGGATGGCGAAGACCATCCGCGAGGAGAAGGCTAAGACACTTCTCATCTGCGGCGACCTCACCGACAAAAAAGACCGGCACCCCTCGGAGCTGGTGAACCGCACCGTGCGCGTGATCCGCGACTTGCAGCGCGACTGCCCAGGCGTGGAGATTGTCATCCTCACCGGGAACCACGATTGGCTGAAGGGCGGCGAGGAGTACTTCCGCTTCCTGAACAGCCTGGAGGGCGTGCGCTTCATCACCGAGCCCCGGGAGGACGAGAAGGACGTGAAGGGGCCCTCGGCCCTTTTCTTGCCCTTCACGAAGAACCCGCTCAAGGACTGGGCCGGAATCGACTTCCAGCACTTTGACTACGTCTTCATGCACCAGACCGTCAAGGGCTCTATCACCTCCAACGGGCAGGCAATCGAGCGCGGCGACGAGCTCCCTAACCTCAGGGATGCCGGCAAAGTCTATAGCGGCGACATCCACGTCCCCCAGGTCATGAGCACGCCCTGGGGGAAGATCGAATACATCGGCAGCCCCTACCACGTGCACTTCGGCGACGACTTCCAGCCACGCGCCATCCTGCTAGAGAAAGGGGGCCGAGCCGTCGACCTCCACTTCAAGAGCATCCGCCGCGTGAGCGCGAAGGTGAAGGGGGTCGACGACCTCTGCATGTCGGCGATTTTCTGGGGGCCCGGTGACCAGGTCAAGGTCACCGTAAAGCTCACGGAGGCGGAGAAGCATGAGTGGTCACGCATCCGCCGGGAGTGCGGCGAGGTTCTGAAGCGGGCGAAAGTCGAAGTGCATGGCCTGAGCCTGGAGGTCGAGAAGAGTGAGCGCCGCACCCATAACGAGGTCGCGCGGACAAAGCACTCGCCGGAGCAGGCGGTGCTGTCCCATGTCGAAGCCGAGGCCCTGACCCCGGACGCCTTCGACGCAGCCATGGAGGTGATTGAGCAATGAAACCGCTTCGGGAAAAAGAATTTGTCGTCGTGCCGGTCTCCGGTGGCAAGGATAGTCAAGTGGTCATCTCCCTCTCTGTCAAGGCTTACGGGGCTGAGAGGGTGATTGGTGTGCACCACTACACTGGCATCGACCACCCACTCACCTACGAGCACATGCGCTGGATGGAGAACTTCTACGGGGTGCCTATCGAGTTCACGAAAAACAAGAACTTCCGCGACATGTGGGAACTCCTGGATAAGAAAAACTCTATCCCGGGCCGGACTTCGCGCTTC